GGAAGGGTTGCGTGATGACGTGGATTCCACTAGCTCCAAGCTAGACGCGGAGATCGACAGGTCAACGACCAAGGACGCCGAGCATGACACCTTGCTCAAGGGGTTACGAGTGGACGTTAACGCTAACAAGAGCGCCATAGACTCGGAGGTTGCCAGATCGACAGCCCGTGACGAGGCTCATGACGCCGCCATATCAAAGAACGCTAGCGACATCACCACCGAATCCAGCAGGGCGAAAGCGGAAGAGGCGAAGATACGGCAGGAGATGCAAGCCGCCGACACTAACCTTCAAAACGCCATAACCGCCGAGACCGAGCGAGCCACGGGCGTCGAGGAAGACCTGCAACGACAGATAACGGACCTTTCAGGATCAACGGACGACAGGCTCGAAGCGCTAGAGGCGTTGTCCCACGAGCAAAACACGGACACGGGTACCACGAGCAAGACGTTCGTTATAGACTCCGGTAACACGGGAGCCATGTTGAAAGCGGAAGGTGGGGGATTGTCTACCCGCACCAAGGGAGACGCCGGTTACGCTAACTTTACCGTGCAGAACCTCGTGATAAAAGGTGACGTCACTCAAGAGGGAGACACTTTCATAACTCAAGCGGAGAGGGTTGAAGTGCGTGATAACATGATCCTGATTAACGAGGGAGAGACCGGTGCTGGCGTGACTGCCGGTTTCGCCGGTATAGAGGTGGATCGTGGAACGGAACAGAACTTCATGTTCGGCTTCAACGAGTCGGACGGGATGTTCAAGATCGGGAAAGAGGGGAACATGTTCGACGTGGCACTTAGACAGCCGGTGGGGGACATGATTGACGGCATGTTCGCCTCGTGGGACGCTGCCACCAAGACGTTCAAGACCACGAACCTGATCCCCCCCACCCTCAAGTTGTATCTTGGAACAAATAATGTAGATATAAGTTATAACGAAGCTGATAGCGGTTCTATAAGATTAAGAACTAACGGACAATCATTAAATATATTTACGAAGAATGGTTATACTAATTTCAGGTCAACATTAAACAAGTTCCAGTTTATCGGTGATGTCAGCATTTATACTGGTAAATTGTATACTTCCGCCGACACTTTTAACATTAGAGTGGCTGGTGGTAGTAGAATGGTAATAGATGGTACAGGCTCCACTTTAAGCACCCCCCTCACCGCCACGTCGTTCTTCCGTTCGTCAGATAACGCCGAGGTGTTGTACGCCGTTAATCCATCTACCCTCACCGATGGAATGTTCCTATCATGGGATGCTACCAACAAGATGGTAGTTACTACTAATATAGTGCCAAAAGGACAAAGCGTGTTCTTCGGTAACGAGAATTCATTCATAACCTACGGTAGTACTAGCTTGAATAGCGGTAGTGGATCAGCTATCGGCTTTAACTTAAATATGCAGTTTGGCAACCTGTTAATATATCCATCTTCCGTGTCAGGGTGTCTCGTGTTTGATGGAGGATTGAGGGGGCAAGGGTACGGAAACGGGATAAAATTCAATTCCCCGATCAACGTGGAAAAGGTAAATTCAACTGGTAAATTCCTTGAATTGTCAGTTGGAGATACTACTTCTATCAAGATGGAGGGGAGTGGGGTAACAATAGCCACCCAAGTAGTTTCCCCCTCCTATCACAGGTCTTCAGATGATTCAGAGGTGCTGTATCAAGCTGACCTCAAGAGCGTGTTAACCGGCAAGGAAACGAATTACGCCCCCACCGTCAAGGCCGTGTCAGATGCCATAGAATCCGTTAATACGGGAACCACTGAATCACTAAAAGGATACTTGAAGTTGAGTGGTGGCACGATGACTGGTAACATCATTCTGAGTAATAATATCAGTATTGCAGGAACAGAAAATGATGGATCAACCACTGATCTCGTGAAAGTTGATCAGTATAATTCAATTCGAATTGGCTCAACTAAATCTTATACCTATATAGATTCGATGGATGAAGATCTCTTTCACAATCGCGGCGGTTTTAATACTAAAATCTGGGATTCCAGAAACTTAAAAGACCCCGCCACCAAGTCAGGGAATAACGCTTTCACTGGAACGAATTCGTTTGTCGCTAACAAGTTCTCTGTTGGTAATTTTAAAGTAGATATAAATAGTAGCCTTGAAGTAAATATTCCATATATAGAAAATTTGTCAGGATTGTCAAGGTCATTGTATTTCAAGTACAATAATCTTGAAAATACAAAAGTGTCTTTTGGTTCGATGACTTCAGGTACTGCTGCTGATTACGCTTGGATCGGGGTTGGAGATGTTGAATATAGTACTGCCCAATACAAGTTTTATAAAAATAGAATTGTCATATCAAATTTTGGGGGTATATATGCTAATGATAATAGAGTATTCTTAGTAAATGAAGATTCCATTTATTTCGGTAGCAATAATAAAAATACGTATATAAGTAGTACCAATACCGATATATTACATAACAAGAATGGTGCTAATTACAAGATATGGGATGCCAGCAACCTCCCCACCCCCGCCTCAACCTCTGACATACCGGACGTGTCCGACATGGCCAAGAAGAGCGAGGCTAACACCTTCACCAATCAAAACACCTTCATCGCCGGGCGGTTTAACGTGGGTCCATTTAATGTGACATCATCTGGATCACTGTTAATCGATATGGCTAATACCGGGCCGTGGGAAAGAAAAGTTGTGTGGAGAAACAACAGTGCAGCAACATCAAATGTCATGTTCGGGAGTTATGGTAATGTCGATAATGCTAATTACGCTTGGATCGGGGTTGGAGATGTTGAATATAGTACTGCCCAATACATATTCTATCCAGAAAAAATGCGAGTACCAATAGCTTGGTCATTAGAGGATGCAAGTGGAAACGCGCTTGTTTGGGCTCAAAGCAAGAATTTAGTTAATCTTGGACGTGCAATAGGGACCACCAAGATACGTAGCGGGGCAGTAGACCTTATTCACACTAAAGGATCAACTGATTACAAGATACTTGACGAGTCAAATTACTCTCAATACTTGCCTACTACTTCCAAGTGGACTTACGGATTCGTTCATGAATCCAAAGAAGTCTATGATTTAAACACGGATTTGGTAGGTCCGGATAAGGGTAAACTTGCGTACAATTACACAGGGCCTTCTTATTGGACAAACGGACCCACTGGTATGGATTATGGGACGGTTATCCAAATATGGGGCAGTGGAAGTCCAGCAAGTACACCCAGCTTGATGCCTCAATTGGCATTTGATGTTAACCATAATGTCGCTAACAGTACTCGTTACATGTACTTTAGAACCGCCAACAATCTAGGGTACGGTGATTCATCCAACTGGAAGAGAGTAGTGACCGCGGACGAGAGCGTGGCCAAAATTTCAATAGATGGCAATGGCTATCCTGCTATCATGAATATTAATAGCACAAATTATAACTGGCTTAGGACAAATAGTGAAGGGCTATTACCCAATACCGCTATAACACTTTTAAATGGTGGAAGTTCATCGCTTGGAACTAATGGATGGTCGTTTAAAAATGCATATATAGCAAATATTTATTCAAATAATATTTATTCAGGTAAATATTTCTTTGGTACCTGTGGAACTTATTTAAGTGGGAGTGCAGAGGATGTATCTATTTTAAATAATGGAATTGCTAAAAGATTAAATGTAGGGGGATTGCTTGTATCTGATAGTTATGCTGATTCATCATATATTCCTACTAACGGAATATATTCAAAGGGAATGATCCGATCGAATAACAGTATGCTGGTTGGATATTCAGGAAATACCACTGTGGGGATGTTAGGGTATGGATTAAATTACGGTGGAACCTTTGGGGTGGGGATGGGATCAGAATATTCCTCTGGCGCCTTGGTATTGTATAAGTTATTGAACCCAAATATTGGCAAGGCAGGGTATAACGTTCCTAGGTCGGTAACTGGTACACCTTGTTATTTGAAATTAGAAGCCGGCACTTTAACGTTGGGGGTTGGCGCCACCAAATCGTACACGGCGGGGGAGGCGGTAACGATAACCGAGTACCCGATAGCCACCCAAAACTGGGCTAATACTCAGCTCGCCAAATATCTACCGTTAACTGGGGGAACATTAACTGGAATTTTAAATCTAATTACAGAAAAATCATATCCTTTATTTTTAGATAATACCAATGAATCTAGCTCAGAGGTTGGTTTATGTCTTAAATTAAGGGGAAAAATCAATGGTTACGTCGGATCCAGTTCGACAATTGGGACCTTCATACAAAATTATACAGGTAGTATTCTTTGTGTTAAAGATAATGGAGCTTATTATGGAACCACCCCCAATATATTAGTCAAGCTACTCACCTCCACCGATCTGTCAGGGTACGCCACGCAGTCTTGGGTCACGTCTCAAGGATACTTGAAATCACATCAAACTATATACGCCTTGACTTTCGCTGCTGGTGCTTTCGCTGCCAAGACGTTTACCCCCACCTCCGCGGCCGCAACCGTGAACATACCGACCAAGACCAGTCACCTGACTAATGATAGCGGTTTCTTGACTAGTATCACCAAGTCAATGGTTACGACAGCTTTAGGGTACACCCCCCCCACCACCAACACCACCTACTCGCAGGCTACATCTTCAACGCTAGGTTTAGTGAAGATAGGTGCTACCGGTTTGGCGGCTAAAAACTACGCCGTACAGCTTAATTCTAGCGGTCAAATGTACGTGGCGGTACCGTGGACGGATACTAACTCCACTTACAGTGCCGCTACTTCATCAACTTACGGTCTTGTCAAGATCGGGGCGACAGGTCTATCTGAAAAGCAATACGCGGTTAAATTGAACTCTTCGGGACAGATGTACGTTTCCGTTCCTTGGACAGACACTGACACGAACACTCATTACACGACTAGATTGTACGCGGGGGCATCTGGATCGGCTACTAACGTGGCCATATCTAACCCTTACTTGAAGGTGACTGATGACAACACTTACCGTAATCAGGTAAGGTTCATTGGAGCTGGGGCCACTTCTATATCAAGTGACGCTTCAGGTAACATTACCATAACATCAACGAACACGACGTACGGGCTGGCTTCATCAAGTTCTAACGGGTTGATGTCATCGTCCCAGTACACCAAGTTGAGTAATTGTATCGAGACGGTATTGGCAGCTAACATGGTAACGTCGGTTCAGGTTGTGGACACGATACCGGGAGAATCGTCACAGGTTACAGGCAGGTTGTATCTTAAATTCGCTTGATATGGCAATAGAACTAGGAAAAGTAGGAAAGCTCGTGGAGGGAGCCTTGAACGGCAAGAAATTACAAGAAGCGTGGTTAAACGGCAAGAAAATATGGCCAGTGGCAGGTATAAGCACTATTCTAAAATTGAAACCCACGGTATACCTCCCGTTAGGTGGAGACATTGATGATTACTCCGGGAACGGTAATAACCCGGTTGATCACGCGGGGAATATATCTTATTACATGATCGGGTTTAACGGTTCCCCCTGCTTGGACTTGTCTGGTGGGGGGGGAGCCCTTCGTTTACCGGACGTGGTAAAGGGAACGCGATCATTCACCATATCCGTGTGCGCGTATAGTCGCGCGGAAGCTAACACGACTTATGATGGGATCATGGGTGGTGTTATAGATGGTAATGGAACGATGGGTCTTGGATACGCTATGGGTCTTGATTCCCCGGGAACCCCCATGGATAAAGTGATGAGGTTCCAAGTGTACAATGGAGCGTCAAATCAAGTATGTAAAGCCACGGTTACAAACTGGATAGTAGACGGTTGGAATCATTTGATAGTCGTGTTCGACTGGCCTTCAAAAACTTTTGACTTTTATTTAAACGGTAAAAAATACGGCTTAATGTCCCCTTCTGACCATCCCCTTAATGGACCTGTCGATTACGGTAGTACTGGCGTGATGGGGTGGGATGGGAACATATGGCTTGGTAGGGCTTTCCACAACACGACAGAACCCCTTGACTGGTGGAACGGTTGCTTGCAAGAGTACTCGTATTTTAACAGGGCGCTTGCCGGGATGGAGCTTCAATTATTGCACAGGGCGTACAAGGGGAATATGATCGTAAGCTCGTCTAAATCGCCATCAATAGATTCGTGGGGTAGTATCAAACCTTACGTGTGTACCGGTGGTACTGGAACAACGATAAACAAGATAGTTCCTAACATGGTTGAAGCGTCTACAACGAACAAGTTAACAATAAGTAAAGCGAATAGCTCGTGCTTATATTTAAGTAGGTCCATGTCAAAAGACGTGGGTGTTACTGATGATTTGGGGGGGTACGATTTAGTGGCCACGGGAGCCATAAGTGTTGCTAATATTCCGATTGCATTGGGTGATTGGCATAAAAATATTGTTAATAATCTTGATGGGAGTGGTTGTTATATTCCACTCAATCTAAATTTAATTCCACCGAATATTGATGCAACTTTTACCTTTACATTTCAAGGGGTTACTCAAACATTCGGTGCTACGATAAAGGCTTAATTATTTAATTATTATGTACATGACAAAAATTTACTACAACAACTGGTTGGCGAGGTTGATACTTTTCAAGGGGTATTCAACCATAACGCTAGGCCCTTTCATATTAACGAAAATGAAAGAAGGGCAGTTGCCTGATTACGCCATTAACGAGGAACGTATTCACGTTCGTCAATGGAAAGATTGTTTCACGATGGGTATGATAATCGCTTATTTCGCTAGTTTTCTTTTCAGCGCCCCCTACCACTGGTACGCGTTCTTGCCGTTCCTCTTGCCTTTCACGTTGTACTACATCATGTACCTCGTCGAGTGGTTAATATCGTTCATTTACCACGTTATAAAAGACAACGGGAAAGAGGTTGGAGAATCCAACAGCAAGGCTTACTACGCCTCGGCGATGGAGATGGAGGCTAAAGAGAACCGTGATAACATGGATTACTTGAGAACTAGGCCTTTCGGTGCCTTTTTTAGATACTACGGAAAGATTTAATTTGTATATTTGTGATATGGAACACGTTATTAAACATATCAGGAAAGAGTTCTTCGACGATGCCACGGTAGGCAGGATCGAGATTGAGGGAACTGATTTTTGCTGGGTGCTTGAAGACGCCGTGAGGGGAACCAAGATACCCGGCAAGACGGCCATTCCCGCCCACAAGTACAAGGTTGCCATCACTTACAGCCCGAAGTACGAGAGAGACATGATCTTGTTATACAACACGCCGGGACAAACCGTTGACGTTAACGGGATGAAATTCTCCGGCATAAGAGTTCACGGTGGCAATGACGTGGATGATACCGATGGATGTCCACTTGTCGCTTACAACCGTACCGGGGAGAGAACGATACAGGGTCGTGCCGACAGGGAAATACAGGCTCTAGTCGAGAAATTTATCAAGGATGGTGATGAAGTGTTCTGGGAAATTATAGAGGAAAGGAGTTAATCATGCAAGCTAGCGTCAGGAACTGGAAGAAACCCACCCCACGGAAAATAAAGATGATAGGCGACATGTGCGTCTACACCCTTCCCATGTGGCAGGGATTGATAACCACTTCCCCGTTCTCTGACACTTGGAAAATATGGCTTAACTTCATCATAGGGGCGTTATTAATCATGGCGAAGGCCATAACTAAACTATTCTCGGAAAATGAGCAACTGGATAGACAACGTGACAGGTAACGTTGCCAAGGCGGTGATGGGGGGAGTGGCCCTCGTGGTAACCACGGCGATGGCAACAACGTTTAACAAGCCTACCAAGGAGTACGTGGACTTCAAGGATAACGAGATCAGGAAGGAGCTGTTGAACTTGAGGGACGTGCATAACTCCGAGTTCAAGAGTTTAGAACGGACGATAAAAATAGAGATGGACGCCCTCCGGAAGAATATAGAGGACTGGCGACAGTCAGACAAGGACAAGTACGAGATTATACTTAAACTTATTGATAAACAGAATAATAATTAAAATTTAATTTGATATGAAAAGAATCAGGCCGATCAACGATTACGTGATCATCAAGAAGACCGAGCAAGAGATGCGAAAGGTGGGGAGCATATTCATCCCGGAGACGAGAAACGAGATAACACGGAAGAGCGAGGTTGTCGCCATGAACGAGGGCAGGGATGACGTGAAGGTGGGAGACATCGTGTTGCACCCCTCCCGTACCGGCACGCCGTTCTTCCTAGGTGACGACGAGTTCGTTGCCATGCATGACAAGGAGATAATAGCTGTTATAGAAGAAATCGATGAAGAATAACTGGAAGATAGCGATAGCGTGGATAGCGACCGTGCTGGTGGTGTTCATCATCTCGAACCTAGCAAGTCGTAACCGAGAGGTGGGGGGAGAGGTGTATAACGCCAAGGCGATGGAAGATTCCATCAGGCTTTACAAGGACCGGTATAACCGGGAGGTGGCGGAGAAGCTATCCATGTTATCGGTTTCCAGCAAGGTGCTAGAGGAGAACGATTCCCTGAAACAGTTGATCAAGGGGATGAAGCCGGAATTCATCGTCAAGGTGAACACCGTGTACAGGGATACCGGAACGATAAAATTTGATACCGTTTACAGGAACGTGTACATCCCGTTTCATGACAGGAACAAGTACAGGTACATCTCCGGAACGGTGATGGAAGATGGCATTCACTTCGATAACTTCGAGGTGTACGCCTCCCAGTATTTGGTTTCCGGCAAGAGGAAGAAGTTCATGGGTAGCACCGAGTACATCGTGAGGGTGGTTAACGAGAACCCGTACGTTACCACCACCGCCATTCAGCCCCTCGTCATAAAGGAGAGGGACCGGTGGTACGAGAAATGGTGGGTGTGGGGATTGGCAGGATTAGCGGGTGGAATTTTAATAAGTAAATAAGAATTGTTTAATAAAAACCGGTGGTACACCGGGGTTCGGACGTGGAGGTTCCAACTATGGATGACCGTCAATATATAGACCTAAAAAGTAGTGTTCCTGTGAAGCGTCAATATAAATACAAGTACCTGATTATTTAAAATGGAATTGAGAGAATTTAGCTACATGGATAACGGCAGGAAATTATGTTTCCGGGTGGGACAATCGCTGTCGTTCACGTCACGGGGTGGGGGTTTAACGAGCATGATCATACACTCGATCAAGAAGGAGCGCCTTAAAAACCGTGATAAGATAACCATACACGTCCGGGAGAAGGACGGCAACGAGGCGGTGGTGTGGAAGGAGATATACCGTCACGATGACGGGAGTTTAACCATTGACGTGAGCGATTATGAAAAGGAACTTGAAAGGGATTAACGGGGTGATCGTTCACGTCCCCGAGACGTACGAGACTACCATAACCGCCCCCGGTGGAACCAAGTTTTACGTGAACAACACGATAGATGACATGACATACGTCGTGAGACACGGGGAGGTAGTAACGTCATCCGATCCTAGGATAAAGCCCGGGGACATCGCTTACTTCCACCATAACATGGTTAAGCGCCGTAGCGTGGAGTACGTGGACGGGAAGGTGGGTAGCAGTAACGAGCTATTCGATGACATGTTCATCATCCCGGTGGAGTTCGTGTACCTCGTGAAGAGGGGGGAGGATCATCTAGCGATTGACCCGTGGTGCTACGTGTCCCCCGTCCCCAACGATAAGTTCAAGGAGGGTAGCTTCGAGATAGCGAACGCTGACAAGTACAAGAAACAGCACGGGATCATGGTATACTCTAACGATTCGTTACGAGAACAAGGGGTAAACGATGGCATGCCCGTCGTGTTCAACCTTGACTCGGAGTACGAGTTCAAGATAGATGACCGGGTGCTGTACAGGATGAAAACACCTTGGATAATAGGAGAGTTACGAGATGAGTGAAGATAGATTCATACAATCGTGCAAGATCGCCGTGGGAGAACTGATGAAGGTTATCACGGCGGGTATTGACACGGCAGTTATGGAGAAGGAAACCACCGTCAAGAACGCCATTAAATTAAAGAAGAAAGCGATAACTAGCTGCAAGAACATGCTTGGTTCCATCCTGAATCATGACAGGAAACAGGAGAAGTGGGTTCGAGCGACGCTAGACAAGATAGTAGAATCCAGCCAAGGGGTGGTGGAATCCCTCTACTCCGGCTTGGAAGACGTCGTGATGAGTAATGACGTTATCGGTAACGATGCCGATAGCATATCCACCATGATAGACACCAAGCTAGTAGCATTCAACGACGTGATGGAGATAGAGGATATCGTTCATGACGTGAAGAGCAAGCTGGAAGAGGAAGACATCATGCTTGAAGAGAGCGATTACAAGGGAGGGTACGCCGAGAAATACGCTGACAAGTTCGCCAAGATGAAGGACAGGTCAGGGTATCGTGCCGACATTGATGCCGTGGTGATAGACCCGGAAGGCACGGTGGGGGAGATCATCGAGATAAACGATATAAGGATAGCCCTCCCCAAGAAACCTCTCAAGGCGGATATTGACTGGGGGAAGAGGTTCAGGCAAGACCAGTTCTGGCGCAGGCAAGCACCTCCAAGAGAACTGACTTCCCGGACTGCCAAGAAACACGAGGATTACATAGATTCCGAGTACATGAAGAAACGGAACGGGTACTGGTTCATGAACAACGGGGTGGCAACGTACATAACCGGCGCGCACTGGTTCATGATGACCCATTGCTACACGGGAGCGGACGGGGGGTATTACTACTACTCCGCCGCCCAGAGGAAGTTGTTCCTGTTTCTTGAAGCGATGTACAGGGATAACAGGTGCCTCGGTATTATCCTTGAAAAGATTCGTCGTTTCGGGGCAACGGACTGTATCATGGCGTTCATACTTTGCAAGACGATAGAGCAAAGGAACAAGCTGACCGGGATGACTTCCAAGACGGATACCGACGCCAAGTCCAACTTCGTGAGGCTCACCACCATGTTCTCTCACCTCCCGTTCTACTTCAAGCCGATGTGCATGGACGAGAAATCCAAGTCTGAACTGGAGTTCGCCCAGCCGGGTAACAAGCTAAAAAAGGCGGGACAGGAGAAGGAGATCGTGGACGTGGCGTTGAACACCCGCATAAACTTCCGCCCCACCAACGAGTCAAGTTACGACGGTGAGGCTTTGCTTTTCTACTTCGGTGACGAGTTCAGCAAGTGGAAGAAACAGAACGGTAACACGTTAACTCACTTCACGATGGTAAGGAAATGCCTAACTAAAGGTCGTCGTATTACCGGGAAGGCTATCCTTATTTCCACGGTGGAGTTCATGACCGGGAAGGACGCCAACGATCCCGAGGCCTTGGCTGGAGACAGGTACAAGTACTTGTACTACAACTCCGATCCGAGAAAACGTGACGGGAACGGGCAGACTGTTACCAACCTGTACAAGATATTCATAAGCTGTTTCGAGCATTACGAGGGGTTTATTGACAAGTACGGGAACATGATAGTCGAAGACCCTAAATCCCCGGTGAGGACGATGGACGGGGAGAACATGTCGATAGGCGTCAAGACGTACTTGAACAACGTGGACGAGGCTTTAAAGAACAACCCGAAGCAATTGCTAGAGGAACACAGGAAGAACCCCCGCACCGAGGAGGACGGGTTCAAGCTAGCCCTTAACATGTGCATGTTCAATCAAGCCAACATACTGGCCCAGATAAAGCATAACGATAACATGGATGGGACTCATCTTCGGAGGGGGAACTTCGAGTGGTACCAAGGGGTAGCGGATAGTGGACACGTCATCTTCATCGACAAGCCGGATGGGCGGTTTCTAGTTAGCTGGATACCCGAGGAAGGACTCAAGAATAACGTGAAATTCGAGAACGGGTTGTGGTTGCCGCTTAACAGGCATATAGGTAACTTCGGCATAGACCCGTACCGTGTTAACAAGACCGTGGACGGGAAGGGATCAAAGGGAGCGATACACGGGTTCTCCGGCGTGAACTCTTCCGGTGCGCCCAACTTCAACTTCTTCCTAGAATACATAAACAGGCCGGATTCCAAGGAGATATTCTTCGAGGACGCCATCAAGGCGATGGTGTTCTACGGGATGCCAGCCCTCATAGAGAACAACGTCAACAACCTCATAGACGAGATGTATCGCAGGGGTTACAGGAAGTTCTCCATGACAAGAACGGACAAGGAACGGGACAAGCTGTCTGAAGACGAGAGGGTGAGGGGTGGTATGCCTTCCACGTCCGAGAACGTGTCGCAGATGATAAACGCCGCCATCGAGTCGTTCGTGGAGAACAACGTTGGTAGCTCCGAGATGTATTTTAACGCCACGCTAGAAGACTGGCTGGCTTTCGATGACAAGAACAGGACGAAACGTGACGCCTCCATATCGTCAGCTTACGCTCTCATAGGATGCACTCGCAAGAAGAGACGCAAGGTGGAAGCGATAGAACCGGTGCCAACGAGACCCATGTTCAGGATATACGAGAATGTTGGAACTTATGGAAAGTTAAAAAATGGATAAACAAAGAAGAAACGTCACGATCCCGAACAGGGAGGCTTCCAACGAGGAGAAGGAAAGCAAGGATTACGGGTTAGAATACGCCCGGTACATAGAGTTCGAGTGGATCACGGGCAACGATTACGCCAGCAGGAAGAAGAAGTTCGAGGAACTGGAATCGCTTCGAGATAACGAGGTGGATATTGACCGGTTCAAGAACATGCTTAACATCCCGAAAGATCAGGCTTACCTGTCTCTCAACTGGGAGTTCACGTCCGTGGTTCCAAAGTTCGTTAACGTGGTGAAGGACAGTTTCCCCGCCGACATGTTCAAGATAAAGACAAAGGGCGTGGACATCATGTCAAGGGAAGAGCGGAACATGTATCGAAAGAGACTTGAAACCGAGATGCTAACCAAGGATTTCACCCAAGAGATGACGATGGCCACCGGTATCAACTTCGTGCCGGATTACGTGCCGGATTCCAAGGAAGAGCTGGACCTTCACATGCAACTGGAATACAGGCAGAAAAAAGAGATAGCCTCGGAAATCATCATTAACAGGGCGTTTGACTTGAATTATTTCAGGGAGGTTCAAAACAGGATCGCCGAGGACTTGGTAACGATAGGAGAGGCCGCCGTGCGGGTGGAGGCAGACCCGAACTACGGTGTCATCATGAGAAGGGTGGACTGCAAGAACCTTCTTCACTCGTACGACCCCCTCTACACCCGTGACAAGAAGGGATGTTACTACTTCGCCGAGATGATGGAGATGACAGCCGGCGAGATCGTGAGAAAGAGTCGTGGAGAGGTATCGTACGGTCAACTGGCTAGGGGGGTGGAAGATAGAAGGTTCAAGCCTGACGAGGTGGCTAACGAGGACGACTTGTTCACCGTGATGTACTTCACGTTCAAGACCACGATGGACGAGGTGTTCAAGCGCAAGCGCAACAACCTTATACCCAAGGACAGGGATTACGTCCTGCCGAAAGAATCATCTTCTAGGATGATAAAAGGGAAATACGACGTGTGGTTCGAGGGGTACTACGTGCTTGGCATGAACATCGTGTTCAATTACCACATGATGCGTGACATGATCCGCCCCGTGAATAACGCTAACACGGTAATGCCCCCGTACATCATGTACGAGCTAACGGTTCCCTCTATCGTGGAGAACTTGAAGTCTTACGCCGAGGATATACACCTTATAGTATTGAAACTTAGACACTTGATTTCCAAGATGAAACCTGACATGTTCGAGATCAACGTGGACGCCTTGATGAACATAGACATCGGTACCGGTGCCAAGCTCACCCCCTCCGACGTTCTTGACATGATGTACCAGACGGGAGCCTTGTTGTACAAGGGTACGGCTTACGACGATGATCAGGTATTACAGGGAAACATCTTGCGTAACATCCCCACTTCTGACGGGCAGAAGCTCATGCAGCTTATCAACGCTTATAACCAGAACATGAACATGTGTTACGAGGTTACCGGTGTTAACAGGGTACGTGACGGTTCGGCTCCACTTAACGGGGCGCTGGTTGGCACGCAGCAGATGGCGCTTAACATGAGCAATACCGCAACCAAGCATATTTTCGAGGGGTTGATGAACATGAAGAAGGGGATAGGAGAGGTCACGCTTAACAGGGCGCAACAGATGTCAATGTACAAGGAGTCGTTCTCGGATGACGTGATGTCTTACTTGATGGAGGATGATGTCATAGACGACTACAAGACGTTGTACAAGTATAACCTAGACGTGATCGTTGACGTGGCGCCTGACGCGGAGGAGAAAGCCAAGCTAGATCAAGTGATACTCGCCGCCGTTCAAGCCGGGCAGATCACCTTGTCCGACAGGATGGACATCTTGTCTATTGACAACTTGAAGATGGCGTCAAGGTACTTGAAGGTCGTCATGAAGAAACGGGAGGACGAGGCGTACAGGAAACAGAAGGAGATGGAGGCGATGAAGACCCAGATGCAAGCTCAGGCTCAAGTGGTCGTGGAACAACAGAAACAGCAGTCCCTGATGATGGAGATTCAAGCCAAGGGTCAGGAATTGCAATTCAAGACGCAATCTGAAATCCAGATAAACGAGAAGAAGGTGGAGGGAGAGATCATTCTGGAACGTGTCAAGCACCAGTTGAGGATGCAGGAACTAGGGTTGCAAGCACGGGTAACTGCCGAATCCAACCAGTACAAGGAACAGGCCAAGGACGCCCGAACCTACAAGCAAGCGCAGCAACAGAGCGCCATGATAAACCAGAGACAGAGGGGAGGGGCAACCATACCTTTCGAGAGCATGAACGCCATGCAGGACGTTCAAGCGGCCCCACCCGTCGAGATTCCACCGATGGAAGAAGTTAACCAAACTCAAAACTACACGAATGGCACCACCGAAGAAGAACAGGTCGGAACTATCTAGGTCCGCCAAGTATTACCGGGATCACCCGGAAGCTAGAGAGAAAAAAAAGAAAACGGACACGGAGGTTAACCGTCGCCCGGAACAAAGGAAGAAACGGGCCGAGCTTAGCCAGCGTAACCGTGAACATGACAAGAAACACGGGAAGGCGTCTCGTGCCGGCAAGGACTACGATCACGCCACGAGAAGGTACACGTCATCTTCCGCCAATCGTGGCAGGAAGAACGGCACGGAAGGAGACAGGAGGGCGAGGGGATGAGAGGGAAGTCTAAATACGGGAACGTCAAGTCGGGTGGTCACGCCTCTAAGAAGGAAGCCGCCCGTGCCGCCACCCTCAAGCTACTGGAAAAGGCAGGCAAGATAAAGGACTTGCAAGAACAAGTAACGTACACGTTGATCCCGGCACAGTTCGAGGGGGAGGGTAAAAACAGGCGCTGCGTGGAGCTTGCTTGCAAGTACGTCGCTGATTTCGTGTACACCGACGTCGAGACGGGGGAAACCGTGGTGGAGGACACCAAGGGGTTCCGCACTGATGTTTACAAGATAAAGCGCAAGCTGATGCTTAAAGTACATGGAATCAAGATAAAAGAGACGTAGAAAATCTTTTAACGTTTTGTTATTATAGATTTTATCTATATATTTGTGTAACAATTTAAATTAAATCGAATGGCAAAATTGGATGAAATACTGAAGGACATAACTTTCAAGCCGGGAGAACAGGTCCCTGCCGTCAAGGAGGGAGAAACCGCGCCGGAACCGAAAGTTGAAGACGAGGCAGACGCCCCCACCCCCGAAAAGATGGAGGATGTCAACAAGGTCGATGATCAGGAAATAGATTTCTCGAAGATACCGGAAGACAAGATTCTGGGATACCTAGCCGGTAAGGTAGGTAAGGAAGTGAAGACGTGGGACGATCTGGTAGAGGTTCGAGAGGTGGAAAAAGAGGTTGAGAAACCCGTGGATTACGCCAGTCCTGACGTGGCTAACATCGACAAGTTCGTCCGGGAAACCGGGAGGGGAGTTGACGATTACTTCAAGGTACAGAAAGACTGGGACAACGAGCCTAACGAGAAAGTTGTCAAGGAGTACCTGAAGACTCAATACCCGTCGCTAGACAAGGAGGATATTGAAGTCATGTATGAAGACTACTTCCAGACCGAGGAGGTGACCGAGGACATGCTAGATGACGAGAGAAAGGCAATTGACCGTAGAAACAGGTCAAAGCTGGTTAGCTTGAAGACGAAGGCCGAGGAAGCCAGAAAGTATTTTAACTCCCAGAAAGAGCAATACAAGACTCCTCTGAAGCGCGTGGAGGAGGATATTGACAAGGGCAAGGAAGAATGGGTGAGGGGGGCGAAAGGAGCCTTGTCAAGTCTTGATAAGATCGAGATTGATGGTTTCAGCTACGAGATTCGTGACAAGTCAAGATACGATAAAGTGTTTGACGGGATCGACTCCCTGCTAGGGACTTTCAAGAACGAGGACGGTACCTTCAATTATGGCAACTTGGTAAGAGTTATCACCGCCGGGATGGAATTGCCGAAGATACTGGAAGAACACGCGAAGGCGGTGAAAGCGAATACTGTTGAGGAGGAAATGAAGAAGAAATCCAACGCCACCCCTGACACCCAAAAACAGGGAGATTCCAAGGGTCTGTCGGAGGACGAGTTCTTGAGATTCCTCAAAAACAAGAACTTTATAAGATAGAATATTATGCTTACAAGTGTTACATCAGATTTTTACCTTGATCCGAACATTAAAGTTCAACCGATCTCCGGTAACTACATGAGTCTATATGACTTCACGACCAAGTTTTACCCTTCATTGAAGGATAGAATCATCGACCAGTACGGGAATCAAACGATTCGTGGGTTCCTTGACAAATACGCTCAAAAGGAGATGATCTCCGCCGATACCCAGTTCTTCGGGATGACCGGGCGCAGACGTAAATTGCTGGAAGGTGTTACCCGTTCAGGAGACGTGTTCACGATCGCCGCTCACACCATCCGTCCTAACGAGAACTTCATGGTTATCGACAAGACAGGGAAGAAAGTTAATTACGGTATCTGCATGCCTGACAGTTACGATGCCGGATCGTTTACCGCTAAAACTTACGATGGTTCTGACTGGACCGTTGGGACTAGCGGGTTGACCATCATGGCTGCCGGTTACGAGTTCCAGAAAGGAACGCCGGGTATGACCCGTGCATTGACCCGTGATGTCGAAATCGGTAAAACCTCCCTTATCATCGGTAAGGACATGTTCGAGATCAACGGTTCCGACATGTGCGACGCGACATGGTTGAAAACCCCGGATGGGAACGCGTTCTGGACTAGCGCCGAGATCGAGGAGGCTAGAGAGAGAATGCTGGATCAAATGGAGATTCAAGCGTTCATTGGCAAGAAGGTTGCCGATGATTCCCCCGCCAAAACTGCCGGGTACCGTGGTATCGAGGGAGTGTTTGACCAGATCAGAAACGGTGGTAACAGTTTCGAGGGGAATATCTCTTCAACTGCTGACATCGAATCAATCATAAAGCGTCTTGACAAGGTTAACGGTGAGACTTACAACTTGTTGTACTTGTCTACCGAGGCATCGTTGTCAATCGACAACTGGTTGGCTAAAGTTGGTGGCGCCGGCTCTGCCACTTGGGGTTACTTCGATAACAAGCAACGGATGCTTGATTTCGGTTTCGATGCCTTCAAGATGGGTGGTTACGAGTTCTACAAGACCACTTGGAAAATGTTGAAAGACCCGACCGTTTTGAACCCGGATAATTTCGCCGCCGAGAACCAGATTCACGGTATCATGGTACCGCTTGGACGTGCTTCTATCACCACCGGTTACAACGGTGACTTGAGCGGTCAAAACAGCACGATCAACGCCCCGTACTTGACCAAGTTGTACAAGGGAATGCCGGGATACAGCCGCGAGCTTGTAACCACTTTCCACGGGTCACAGAACGTGCCTGACGCTACCAATACTTGGGACGTGTTCGGTATCGACTGGTTGTCTGAATGGGGATTGCGTTGCGTTGGATTGAAGAAATGGGCAATCTTCGAGGGCGTGTCAGCCTAGGCTTAATTGACCTTAAATATTAAACCTCGGGGGAAGGGAATAATAACCCCTCCCCCTTTTTATTTGAAATCTAATTTTAATTGAATCGAATATGGCAACAGTAAAAGAAACAAAGAGAATCACGGAAGAAGAGGCTAAAGAGCAAATTATCGCCGACCTAGAGAAGAGGGGGTTGGGGAAGAAGCCTTTAACGTTCCTGCTTACAGGAGAGCGTAACAATCACTCGTTAAGACCGAAGACACGTCACGTGTACACCGGCAAGAACGGGGAGACTTACGTTTTCAACCTCCGTTACACCCCGGTATCCCCCACCGCCATCGAGAATGACCAGAACATTGATGGACCGGTAGAGCTTAGACGGGTAGATTTCCCGGGAGACCGTTGGACCGTTTACCCTGAAGACAGGGGATTACAGATGTTCCTCATGCTACACCCTTTCTACGGGAAGAACAAGGTGTTCTACGTGGAGGACTTGGAGGCTGACGCCGCCATCGAGGAGAGCATGTGGACTGACATGGGTACCGTGATCGAGCTTTGCAAGACATCAGACTTCGAGGTGTTACAGGCCGTTTACGCCACCTTGAAGGGAGTCACCACCGAGATGAATCCCACCATCCTTCGTGCCGGTATTCTTGACAAGATGAAGACCGGGACTAACCCCCGGGAGATCATCGAGATGTTCGGTGACAAGAGAAACACGATCAAGTTCAAGATTCAGTCCGGTATACGGTTGAACATCTTGAAGATGAACGCTAGAAAGACGGAATTGAGCTGGACTAGCGGTGGCGTTATTTACACTTGCGCCCCGGGTCTTAACATCATATCCGAGTTCGCCGAGTGGGCCATGACAACCGAGGAAGGAGGGGCCACTTACGACAAGATTATAACCAAGTTAAACGCTTAGAACAAATGATAGACGAGGTGTACAAGGTAGTCAACGTGCTACTCAACAAGAACGGGTACGGGGTCATAACTCCCGACGAGTTTAACTCCGTTTGCGGGCTAGCCCAGTCAAAGATATATTCAGAGATACCTAACAGGTTGAGAATGAAGTATAACAGGGACAAGCAAGGATACTCGGCAATACCGAAAGACATTCTTGAAAGTACCTTGTACAAGCTCGCCGTGGTGGAAGATTTGGAGAAGGGGGAAGATGACCCCTTCTTCCATTTCCCCCCTACCGAGAAGTTAAACGCCGTGTACAGGGAGGGGAAAGAGGCCACATTAATAGACGTGGCACGGCTAAGAATGATAGGTAACTCTAGGTACAACAGGCCTTCCGACACGTACCCTAATTACTCGGTCTCGGAAGACGGTATACAGGTGTTGCCGGACAGCACTTCCATAGAGGTGCATTATTACAAGATACCACCGGTGCCACGGTGGACTTACGTGGCGGTGGAGGGGAAACCGGTGTTCAACCCTTCAGACAAGAGGTATCAAGACTTCACGCTGACGAGACACTTCTTTAACGTCCTCGTGGTGGAGATAGCGTTATGCTTCGGCGTCCACTTGCGGGAGGCTGAAGTTATGCAAGTGATGGCGCAGGATCAAGCTAACGAATTTCAAAAAGATAACGCCCTATGAACGTTAAACTAACAGACATTATCGACTCGGTGTTAATAGACGCCACTGACCCGGACAGTTACGTTCACGGTGTCAGCAGGGAACTGGTCATAAAACACGCCCAGAGAGCGGTCGAGGAACTGCGATACGTGGGTGACAAGCAATACAAGGAGGCGGAGGGGGAGATGAACGCCGTGGGCAAGTTCAGGATGCCCAACGACTTCATCGACTACATAGCCATCTACTTCCTGCATGACGGGTACAAGATTCCCGCCCTCTACAACGACAACATCAACACGTGGTACTCGTACATGCTCAAGAACGATGACGTGTACGCCGCCCAGAACATCCTGACGAACGATGAAGAAACGGTGATCGACAACAACGACTACGAGATCGTGAAGGGGGTAGACCTCAACGGTATGAAGTCAGCCGAGTGCATGCTGCCGTGCCGTCACAACTCTTTTCTAGTTAGCAAGAACGGTTACCAGTTCGATTACAGGGACAACACCCTCACCTTCGACGACGTGCCGGAGGGTTACGATCGTATACTTATATGCTACGTGTCTAACGTGGACCTCACGGACATCACCAAGATCAACGTTCACCCGTACTTGCAAAAATACCTAGAGGCTGACATATACTGGAGGCTCATCGAGAGAAGACGTAACGTGCCGATGAACGAGAAGATACGGGCGAAAGCCGAGAAGAACCGTCGTTACAAGGACGCCAAGTTTGAAATGAACTTCAAGAGAGAGGAAATTATTCAAGCGTTATTGAGAGCTTTATGAAAGTGATACAAGATTTCTCGGGGGGAAAGATGAACATGGACATCGACCCCCGATACATGCCGAAGGGGCAATACCGTGAGGCTCGGAACGTCCGGGTGATAGACACTGATGGGGAGAACTCGGGCGTGATAGAGAGCGTGGACGGGACGAAAGTTGTTATCGACGAGCCACTGTTCACAGCTGGATCGGTTACCGCCGGGATGTACGAGTACAATAACAAGATATACCTGTTCACCGCCCTCAAGCAAGGCGGTTTTTCTATACTGGAATACGATTCAGTCACCGGCAAGGGAAGTCACGTTCTCGTTGACCAGCTATCCACCTTGCGAGAGGAAGACGGGTTGCGCAACACGATATGTTTCCTTCACAACAAGAAGGACGAGAAATCCGTGTTCACCCAAGCGTACAATCAGGGGTTCGGGTGGTACGTGCCGTCCAAGGAGGAGATAAAGGACGTTATAGACAACATAGAGGAAACTTGGAAGTTCCTTATCTCCGAGAGGGAAGAGGACATCATCACGTTCAACAACCAGAACATCGGGGTGGGAACGGCGGTAGAGGTTCAAGGAGACACCCCCACCACCCGTTTCGCTCGTGCCTTGTCAACACCAATGCCGGTATCCGAAGAACAGGGAAGCTCGGGTAATTACTACTGGACGTCCACCGAGTACGACAAGGATCAAGCCTACGTGTACGGTTTCCTAGGATTACAGCTCGCCCCGAAAACTAGCAGGTACATGTGCGTGGTAATCAAGAGGTTCCGTTTCGATATTCCCCCCAAGAAGGGAGATTCTCATGACGGTGGAACGATTTACAAGGTGGACATGGAGAAGATGGAAGCTAGGGCCATGAAGATGCTCCCCACCACCTTCGTTTACGATTCAACACCGGAGGTACTCACGCAGGACCTTGTCACGCCGTTTAACCTTCAAACGAGGATAAGCGGGTTCGCCATGCTTAACGACATCATGGTGTTTCATGATTGGATGACCAACGAGCCGGTGGAGATAGACACATCCAAGACGAGGGGGTACTTCAAGTTCTACGACTGGACGGCGATGAAGCTGGTTAAACGTCCCCCTCTTTCCGTTGGCGTGGAGATAGCCGAGAAATCGGAACTGGGAGAGATGCGTAACATCAACCCGTTGTTCGCCGCTAGGTACGTGTACGATACACGGGAGACTTCAGCCATAAGTCCTTATTCAACGTCAACCTCCGAGCTTGATGACGAGGACTCGAAGAAGGTAGAGTATGACATGATGGTGGAATGTTACGTGTACAAGGACAAGGTAAAGTTCGTTAACTCTTACATGGACCCGGTGTCCGGGGTGAAGACGTACTGGACATCTCACGAGCTTTCCATGTCGTTATCGAACACTAGTTTCTCGAAGGCTTACTTGAAATCTTTCAAGACTAGGTCATTTGACGCTAATGACACGAGCTTTCACTCGGAGGGAGTTATAGCGTTCACCGGCACGAATGATAATTATCTCGACCCAGCGGGGAGGGGGTATTTCACTCACTTCAAGACGAACGCTGATGCTATCGACGTGGTGGGTGACATGTTCATAAACAAGAACGACGGTGGTGACATCAACAAGAACGGTGATCAAGTATACTATGCAAGGACTCACGGTGCCTCGGGAAGTAATAACGGGCAGTTGATGTTGTTCGAGTACAACAAGAACGACAACTCCATTTCAGAGATTCAAGGGTTCGTGGGGGACGGGGACCAGCTAGAGGGAGGGTTCTGCATGTCAGATTCCGGGAAACAGGTGTACGTGGTGTACAAGAGCGAGTTCGCTTACAGCTCGGAATACGGGAAAGGTGGAACGTTCACTCAAGTTAAACTGAATGACTTCATAACCATCATAAGCAAGCCAAGGGGGGTGAAGATCATATGTGACTCGGACGGTAGCGTGGTATACATATCTTGTAACCAGAACTTCGATACCGAGAACAAGTACACTCTTGTATCCGAGAATTACGGGAAGAACTTCACCACGGTATCCACCTCCCTCGTCAACGAGTTCATGTGTTGCTCTTCTAACGGGAAGTTCTTCGCCCTTGCCGGCAAGACCGTTGATACCATATACTACTCGAAAGACTCCGGTAAAACGATGTCGAAGGTCACCCCCCAGTACGTGAGTGACCCGCAGAATTATCAAGTGACCGGGATGTCAATGTCCCCTGACGGTAGGACGTTCTACGTGACGGCCATAAACGGTAACACCGCTTACCTCTTCGCCTCCCAGAATTACGGGTTGTCGATAACCAAGATAAACAACTACTCTCACGAGGGAGTGGTCGGGGCGTCAGTATCTTACGTGCGTGGATCGTACTCGAACGAGACTTTGAACGAGATCAGTAACGCCACCTCCGCCGTGAACGTGACGGTTAACACCGGTAACGAACACGTGGAGAAGATAGAGATACTCATGAAGACGGGGGCGGGGATGTACAAGGTGAAAACCATCGACAAGAAGAAGCTGGGGCTTGAAGACAACGTGGATTACACTTACAAGTTCTCTTACTCCGGCAACTACCCCCTCGTTCCCATGAAGGACGTGAACAAGCTGTTCGATAACGTCCCGATGATGGCTAGAAGCTGCATGATCATACAGAACTCCCTGTTGTTCGGAGGATACGTTGATGGTTTTGACATTGATACCGACGTGTCGCTAGAGGTGAAGGTGAACAACACCCCCACCACTTCCACCACGTACTCGCTTAAAACGGGTACCACTCAAGGGTACGGGATCATCTTCATGGATGACTTCGGTAGATGTTCCCCGGTTCTGGCTCCCGTTGACGTGACCGTGCCTAGGATAAACGCTGACGCCGCTAATATCGGGAGGGTGGCTACCGTGACGGTGAAGGGGAAGGCCCCGTCATGGGCGACCAAGTTCAAGTTCGCCAGACGTAACCCGAAGGTGTTATTCGACGTGATCGACGGGTTCGATAACGCTTACGTGATAAACGGGAAGTTTTATCTAGAGATAACATCCATGCCGTGGATAGTCCCCACCCCCGGCGACAAGCTGGAACTGGTATCCGAGATGGAGACGATAGCCACCGAGGTATCCACGAAAGGTTACATATTCGAGGTGAAAGACAAGGTGATCGTGCAGGGAGAACCGGGAAAATTATCTGTAACGCTGTCAGACGGTACCAAGGTTGACATGGGAGACCCTGACAAGGTGGACGTTCCCAACGGTCGTTACTTGATCATAGAACCCTCAGCCAAGGAAGGGTACACGGAAGACGACATACTCAAGAAGGAATCGAGATGGACCACGTCCGTTTTCTACCTTATCATGTACGAGACCAAGGACGATACCGTGGTTTATCAAGAGATACCCGGCATTCATGACGTGGCGGCGGGACTTGCCGGTTCCTACGTCCTAGACAGTGACGGGGACGTGATGATTACCACCGGTCCGGCACGAGAGATAAACAAGTTCTCTAACGGGACGTTGTTCACCACTCTGGGAAGACCGAACGCCATATCGGATAATTACAGCCGGGAGGACAGGTACGCGTCTCTTACCGTGTCAGAGCCGTACGTGGAGGACACGAAAGATAACGGTCTAGCCTCGTTCAACCAGTCCCTGATCAATTACACTGATCTTTCCAAGAAATACGGCGAGATAGTGAAGATTGATGACATAGGTTCCGATATAGACGTGTACCAGAGGAACAAGTGCAGCCGGGTGATGTACAAGAAGAATATACTTAATTCCGCCACCGGTAGCCCGATCGTTGCTAAGTCGGAAGACACTTTCGGCGAGCAACAAGAGTACGCCGAGGATTACGGGATGTCTCACTACGAGACCTATTCACGTTACGGAAACTCCCGGTTCTTCGTTGACACGAACACGGGTCAGGTGATACGGAAAAGTATCAACGGGTTGTTCCCCGTCAGTTCTTACGGCATGCTTAACTATTTCCACGACAAGTTAACCACGAGCGGGGTGAAGTGTGGCGCTTACGATCCAAAGACATCCTCGTACATCGTGGGGATGAAAGATTGTTGCGTGAACTTCATGGAGCCGGTTGACGGGTGGACGTCATTCTACGACATGGCGCCTGACCTCATGGCAAGAGCCGGCGCTTACTGTTTCTCCACGAGGGATACCATCATAAGAAGGATGGGAGGGGAACCGGGATACCAGAACCTGTTACTGGGCAAGACCGTCACGAGCAAGATTCACATGGTGAACAACGAGTACATGGATTCAAACAAGGTGTATAACAGTATCGTAATGGAATCCAACACCCCCCCCTCCACCACCACGTTCAAGACGTTTGACTTGGAGAGAACGATAGATCAATCTTACTTCAAGAAGAAGGAGAACTTGCTAGAATCGTTCATCCCGAAGGCGGAAGGCACGTCTCAACCGGTATTGCTTTACGTGGCGGCTGGAGACGAGGAGGCTCTTGACACTTTCAGGACTTACACGGCGAACCTCGTGGATACCGGGCTTGACGTGTTCAAGGACGGGGAAAAAGTATCTCGCATCAAGGAGATAAGCGATGACGAGATAACTCTTGAAGACCCGGTGAACATCAAGGAAGGTCAGGTGCTTTACGTCAAGGTTGATGACGGGGTTAACGGTGACGCTATCAGGGGAAAATATCTCGAAATAATTTCGTACTTTAGCGTTGATAAAGAGAAGTTACTCGTTAAATCAATACAACTTGATATAGATGAATCGAAAATTTAAAATCAGGAATTACGAACCGTCCGATCATGCCATGATAAGCGAATGGTGGAAAGAGTGGGGGTGGAAGCCAGTACCCCCGTCCTTTCTTCCCGCCGGTTGTATCGTGGAAGACGATGAAGGCCCGTTGTACGTGGCTTTCGTGTACATGACAGGAACGGGGATATGCTGGCTAGAATGGTTATTGACAAGCAAGAAGATCGACGTTTCCCGGAAGAGGGGGGCGAAAGAGTTCTTGGTTGAAGAGTTGGAATCCATGCTGCGGGCAACGGGCGTGGAAGCGATATTTACCACTTCTAACGATGCCGGTCTCGTGAACGGCCTCAAGAAATGTGGGTTCGAGATTAGTGACACGAACATGGTTCAAATGATTAAAATTTTAAAGTGATGGCAGCAGCGACATCTATCATCCTCGCCGGAACGGCGCTAGCATCAACGGGTTTAGGGGTGGCCAAGTCCGTGAAAGAGGCGAAACAGGCGAGAGAAGCGAAGAAGAACATTGACAACTACCAGCGTCAAGAGATAAGTTTTCAAAATTATCTCATGGGAGTAGACGCTCCAACCGACCAGTACGTTCAACAATTGAAGAGGGTACAGCAAGAGTCGGCTAACTATTCAGAACAGGCATCCTCTGCCGGGGCGAGGGGGTTGTCTTTATTACCCGGCATACAGGAGCAAACTTACGCTCAAGAGGAACAACTGGCGGCTAATTTCCAGAACCAGTTGTACGAGTTACAAAAACAACAAGCCATCATGGCAGCCGAGCAAGAGAGCAGGGAATTCCAAGCTAGAGAGAATCGTGAACAACGAGAACTTGCCGGTTACGGTGCCTTGTACGAGGCGGGAAGACAGGGTCGGTACGCTGGAATGACGGAGGCGTTAGGTGGCTTGCAGTCAATAGGCGGGATGTTATCAGGTCTTGACTTGACCAGAAGAAAGAACGTTGATCCCATGACATCAACCGGATCACTGGGAGTGAATGACTTGGGTCAATTCACGGGTACTGGTACCCCGGTAACATCAGTAATGCCACCTCAACCAACTTTAAAATTGAAGTAACATGGCGAATCAATATACAGGAGAGGCTTACATGGGGGTGAAACCCGTAGAGGCCGACTTCGGGCAAACCGCGATGAATTCCCTTAACATGGGGATGCAACTAAAAGCTATGGAGCTTGAGCGAGAAAAGCTGTACGCCAAACAAGCGAAAGAGGCTCAAGATGAATTACAAGCTAACTTGAAAGAATTTGACAAGCTGGCTACCGGAGCGTTAGACCTTCAACCACAGGCTTTCGACAGGGACAGTATAGCGATATTGATGGAGCATACCCAGAACGAGATAGCTGACATGAGAAGGGAGCTGGCGAACCCGCTTATCACCCCCACTCGCAAGTCAGAGATAATGGTAAAGATCGGTGACATGAAGAATAAGGCTGCATCTTACACCAACCAGATGAAAGATTTTCAAGGGTTCCTTGAAGGCCTTGCAAATACGGGGAAGGGGGGTATAGATGAAGTGATGAACGCCGATCTGGTGAACGACATAGGATACGCTATCATGTCTGCCGGCGAGAATGGTGTTAAACAGAAAAGCACCGGTATTTATAGTATTGGAGATAGTATTGACATGTGGTACCAAAACGGGATGTTAAACTACACTATATATGACAGGAAAGGTAGGCCGATAGCGTCAGGTTCTCCATCGGAGCTAAAGGCTAAATTAAGCGGAAAACTGAAACCGTTCGTGGACCTTGACGGGTTGATGAATAATTCCATCAAGCAGATAGGTGATTCCGTGGTGAGAAGTTTCCAGAGAACCCCTGACGGCAATATACTCAATATAGAGTCCACTAACCTTAACAATATAAAACAAAGGGCTGGTGATTACTGGGAATCGACGTTCCGTAATAATTACGAAACCAATCCTTACATGCAGAAAGGGGCCACGATAGGGTTGTGGGATACTCCCGAGCAAGCCAAGGCTTATTTCGTTGATCGCGTGGCTATGGCGGCAGACCAGAACGTGAAACAATCGTTGCAGAGAGACCCGAACTACGTTAGTTACTCCGAGAGTAGAAAGATGGAGAATGTTGATGTGGCACTTGATTACATACAGAGAGCGCTTAATGGAGAGAAAGATGCCATTCAAAGGTTTGTTGGTACTAAATCCATATCTTACGTGAACAAGGATGGGGAGAACGTGAAGGCTCAACTTGAAGGTATATCTTCCGCCGGTGATGTCACTACATTGCATTTCGTTAGCGAGGGTAAGAAACGACAAGGACAGGCGTCATCTAAATTTGATCAAGGTTTTGACATTAGCTTCAAGATGGATGATCCTGAATCTGTCAAACAAGCCACTTTATATCTCAAGGACTACTGGAACGGTGGCGCTCAATCTGGCGAGAAGTTACTCGACTCTGACATATTGAACGGGTTTAATTTTAACGTATCTCCTAGGGTGATTGGTAAACGTGTTAACGAGTCTGGCGACATAGAGAATGATCCCGCAATATCTCCTTACATAGAGAGGATACGTTCTATATCTAACGATATAATAGAAGGGAAGAACAAAGGAACATCAACCAAGGAAAGCATCAGGGCAACGTTACAAGAAATGATTAATAGCGGTGCGCTTCAAGGTAATGTCAGGACGGATGACTTGTTCTTTTGGAGGGGACAGGATTTAGTGCTTGAAGACAGGGAAGGTAACGAGGTGTTCGCTATACGGTACAATGATCCAGAGAAATTTGCTGGAAAGATAATTAACGAACTTGGGAAGATTACCTCAATGGCCACTTCAACTGGCGGTGCAAGAGTGAATAATCCTCAATTCTTGATCGGGGCTAGAAGAGGCGGGAACCAAACTAGTAGAAGTATCACGGTTAGAAGTAATAACGGATCGAGAGGACTTCCTTCTTTCGGTCAAAACTAGAGTATCATGAATGACGGTAGAAAGGTAGACAAGACATTATACAAGGATATACTGTTAGACTTCGCCAACGATCAGGGTATTGACACGTCTAACGTCACCGATGATTACGTGAACAGCGCTTGGGAAGGGACGGGAGGAGACCCCACCAAGCTCATGAAGACGCTGGCCAAATCAATAGGTTTTCCAGAGGGGTCCGTTAACGACAAGTACATGGAGAAGTTGTATGACAATTACGATGTCATAGACCCGAAGTACATGAAGTCAACGTACGGGTACTTCACCCCCGACGAGCGCAAGTTGTTCTTGCCGGAGAACGCCGATGAAAGACAAGAGTTCAGGCTGGAAACGTCTCTAGGCGCCCTTGATGATTATTACAAGTCTCAGGGGGAGCTGACCCCGTTCCAGAAGGAGAGAATGTTCTCTAGTCGTGTCCAGAGACGGATTGATGAAGCCGGAGGCACGAACAACGAGATAAACGATTACGCTAAAAGACTGGCTAGTAACCTTGGCATGGTGTACGACCCGGAACGGAAGACTTACGTGGTACCGGGGGAGGAGCGAGCCAAGTACCAGTTACTCCTTAACGAGACGTACCTTGATCCCAACGAGGTGGAGAGGATGAATCCCACCATCTCCGACATGAAGAAACAGAACGAAGAGATATACAAGCTAGCCGAGGCCGAAAGTGACAGGTACTGGGATCGCAGGAAGAAAGACCGAAAGGAGAATGTATGGAAGTCCATGACGTACGATCCCCTCGCCATATCAGGAGAGAACATGAGGGAATTCGGGGAGGCGAACGCTTCCTTGATATTAAGCGATAACACCCGAAAGACTCTCGAACTGGTGGAGAAGGTGGAAGAAGGAGGGGCGAACATGGCACTCGGTATCGGGGAGGGGTTGAAAGATTACGCCTCCAACTTGATATTGCTGAACCAGCGTCTCGGGCAGAACGAGAGAGTAAGGAACGTTAACCAGAGGCTTGAAGGAATTTACGAGGACGTGATGTCACGACACCCCGAGTGGAGGTACCGGGATCATCCCGTGTACTCCGACGGGGAAATGTTACCCCCCGACAGCGCTGCCGAGGTATCCGTGAAGCAAGGGTACATTAACGAGGAGGTAAGAAGGTTGATAGACGAGCAATTCTCTCAAGATGACATTAACTTGCTTAACGCGTTCCAGTTAAACATACAGGCTCAAGAAGAATTATCGAGAGCCACGAACACGTCGTTCAGGGTTGGTTACGGTATGGGACAATCGATAGGTTTCATGACCGAGTTCGCCCTTACCGGTGGTCTCGTCGGGCTGGGAAAGACCGCGATCCGGGGAGGGGCCACGATAGCTGGAAGGAAGATCGGTGCCAGCTCTCTAGTTAAATCATTGTCCAACTCCAAGATTGTTGACAGGGCGATAGATTTCAGTGGCGAGATCGTGTCTTCAAAAGCGGCTAACGTTGCCACTAAAGCTGTCGAGAAGGTAGCCGGGACGAGGGTAGGCAAAGCTGCCGGGAAATTCAGCACGTGGGCGGCTAAAAACTCTACTGAAGCTGCCGCTCAAACCCTAGTAAGCCCAACGTTCATGACTAACGTTGCCAACGACATAACGAACGGGGTGGACGTTAAAACCGCCATATTTAACAATTTTGGTGACCAGTTCGTGGAGAATTTCTCCGAGCGATTGTTCATGCCCGGGAAACCGGTGAACACCATCAGGGAATCCATGAACAAGAGCGCTCTTAGGCGTGGTCTTGACCAGATCATGTATCGTGGAGGTTTTGCAGGTTACGGGCAGAGAGGATTCACGGGTTGGATAAAAGGTATGGCGGAGGAGATGCTAGAAGAGAAATTCGGTGACGTGGTGAGAGGATCGTGGACGGCGATAGACAGGGGAGAATCTGAATACTTGACGAGAGAGTTTATAAAACCGGATGACTTGGAGATGGTATACTCGATAGCGTTAATGTCTACCGGGTTGTCAGGATCGGGATGGATTGCTAACAAGGCTAGAAAAGCCCCTCCCCGCACCGAGGAAATACGATTCCGTGCCAACAAGTACGGGAAGATGATCCCGTCCGAGTTAAGAGAACGGATAGATAACTTGATAGCTGACGGTGAACTTACCGTGGACACCAAGGTAGAAGACGCCACGAACGAGATAAACGGGGCCATAAACGGGCTGTATGACGAGTTCACTGCTGGTGGGGAGAAAGTTAAAGAGCAGAAGGATTTAGCCACTAACGCTTTGAATTACTTCAAGAACGCCGTGGAACTTGATTTGCGTGATCACCTGACGGGATTACAAGACGCCATGAGTGATGCTAACTTCCAAGCGGAAGGAGAAAGGTTCATGTATCAAGGTAAGGAAGTACAAGCTACTGATACCACGGTACAAGAGGAGGGGAAGGTAGAGGTGGAGGACGCCGGGGGAAACCGTGTTATCGTTGATTATAACGACCTAACCCCCATCCAAGAAGAGGTCAAGAGTGAAGATAAAGAAGTTGAACAAGATAAAATTAATCAAGATGCCAGCGAAACTAGAGAGGTGCGTTCGGAAAGTGAAGGCACAGAACAACAAGTCAGGGAAGAAAGTGAACCCGTGGGCGGTGTGTCAGAAGTCAACGGGACTGAAAGTACACAAGAACAGCAAGAAGAAAAAGTAAGCCAGACCCCCACCCTCGACAAGCTGCCCATGCAGTTAGCCAAAGACTACTACGAGAAGTACAAGGACGAGGGCATCGCTCCTAAAGAACTCGCGTGGGAAGAGGTGAAGAAGAGTGACGAGTGGAAGTCGTTGACCAAGGAAGAGAAGAAGATGGCCGAGGAAGAATTCAACGATAACCACGAGGAGATATTCGGGGACGAGGTAACTCCTTACATACGAGAAACACCGTACAAGATCAACAAGAAACCGGTGACTACCAAGGAGGCCACCGCTCGATTGAGGAACAAGGTTCGACAGCTAGGTATAGGCGCTTACAGGAAGGGCGCCGGTGACCTCACCAGTCGCCTCAAGAAGATTCGTGGGGTAATCAGGGAGGGGCAGAACCTGTTAACTCCCGCCCAGTACCGGAAGATAATGTCCAAGCTGGCGGGAGGTATAAAGACTCAGGCAAAGTACCAGAATCTTGTTAACGAGGTGGAGAGGATGATTAACGAGCAACAACAGAAGGCAACGCTTGAAGAGCGTGGCAACGACGTGAAGAAGGCGAAACAGGCCGTGAGACGCTCCAACATGACCAAGGCGAAGAAACAGCAATTGCTAGATTTCCTTGACACTCCCACGGACAACATGACCCCGGGAGACCTCGACATGTTCAACAACGTGGTTGCCGACATGCAGGACGGGAGATTCTCCGAGCTGACAGAATACCTAGTGGACATCTACAAGGTTGAAGATGGTGAGGGGAAGAACAAGCTGACCCCGGAATCCGTGGAGAGATTCTTGCAAAACGTTGACAAGAGAATAAGCAAGATGTCTAACGAGCTGGACGAGGCCTCGTTCAAGGACATGAATAGATACCTGAGGTCTATAAACAACATACGAAACAAGGCGTTCAGGTTATACGAGAACGATCAAATATCCGAAAATGACCTGCAATCCATCTCCGAGAAGATTGACAACTTCGTGACGGGAGAGAAGGGGTTCGAGAATATGAACCAGAAGGTGCGTGATAACGTGGAAGAGATGGTAGGCATGGAGCTGGAAGACGCTTACCAGATGTACCCGATGGGTACTTCCCCCCTCTCCGTGACGGTATCTAGTATATTATCTAACGCCGAGTATATACCAACCCTGACTAATTTCCAGCTTAACAGGCTCTATAACGCCCTGTATAACTTGAACAACGGGTATATCACCCGCGAGCTGGTACAGGCTCAAGAGGACCTCGCCCGACACGACATGTTCGAGTCCTTCAAGAACGAGATTGATCCTAAACTAGAAGCTCTAGTTAACAGTGGAAAGATGGAGAAGTGGCGGGATCGTGCTTACAAGTTACAGAAAGCGCTTGATATTCGTGACTTGAACACCGCCGAGTACATGCTGTGGGATAACTATTCTACCCCCATCTACGACAACATAGTGACCAAGTACATAGAACCGGCAACCATACAGGCTCACGTGGCTCAAGCTAGAATGTTGAAACCGTGGGCGTCGGCGCTGGAAGAGTTCAGCAAGTATTACGTTCTTCCCGTGGGAGTGTTAAACACTAGGGGACGAACGATGATGGACCTCGCCGGGATGCTAATGATAGAGAATAACTACCAGAAGAACGACCTCGTTGGGAAGGAGGGGGTGTCCAAGCTGAATCACTCGTGGTTCTTGACGGTGAAGAACGATATTGCCGCTCGTGATGCCGTGGAGACTAGAAGGATAAATAACGCCACGGAATTGTTCGTGCTTAACGAGGATGGATCGGTTAACATCGACAAGACGATTGACGCCCTCCCCGCCCGTGACGCAAAGGCCGTGAGGACGCTTATCAACGCAGCACGCCAGATATTCGACGGCGAGTTAAGGGACATGAACATCGCTAGCGCCGCCTTCCGTGGGTACGACACCGGGTTTGATCAAGTTGATTACGCCCCCCGCCAATCCACCGGTGGTAGCACTGACATACAGGCCATAGAGACTATACAGGAGATGGCAAACGAGAACTGGGGTGGTCAACTACCGGCGGCACACGCCATACATTCGAGGAGGGGAGGTATCCACAAGGTGAATTTTGACATAGCCTCGATGGTCACTCGCTCGATAGAGGAAGCCACGATGGAATTCAACGTGGTACACCCGTACAACGCCGTGGTAAAGGCTTTCAAGGACAGGATGAACAGGCCCGGAACGAGCAAGGACGAGAAGATGGTACTAAACGCTTACGTTAACACTATAAAGGATCGTATAATATCCACCTATCAACTTGACAACTTTCACAACCGGACGAACAACAACTGGAACAAGTTTAACAAGTACATAAGTAGCGCCGCCCGTACCGCCTTGCTGGTGAACCCGGCCAAGATGGCGACCGAGATAGTGACTAACGTGGGGGGAGCGATCATAAGTGACGGGATCAGCGTTAATCCAGTGACGATGGTCAAGAACATCCAGCAACAGCAAGCCATGAGGGACATGTACGAGTTCTATTCCGTTCCTGACGCCGAGATGATGTCCAAGTATAGCGAGCTTACACGTGACGCTTACGGGAAGAAAACGGGCAAGAACGCCAAGATGATAGACGCATGGATCAGGTTCCCCGACCTTATCACGTCTTCCAACATGTACATCAAGATATTCAATAACAGGTTCAAGGAACTTAACGGCTCAGAGCTTGACATTGACAGGTGGCAGAAGGATGACAAGTACCGCAGGGATATAACGAAAGATTTCAGGACCGCCCACCGTGACGCCATGAAGAGAACGCAGGAATCTTTCAACACCGTTGCCCCGGTCTCTCAAGCGTCCAAGACCCGGTTGTTGCCGTGGACAAGGAACATATCACGTGACGAGGTACTCGGTAGGTGGGTTGGATTCATGATGTCCTACTCTATCAAGGAAGTCGAGATGATGAAGGTGGGGTGGGGACGAATGGTACAGGGAGCCAACCAGAACAACTCGAAGATGTTTCTCGACGGTCTGGGGATGCTTACCAGCCGTTTCACGCGTAGTATCGCCTACAATATCACCAAGCCGTTGATCGGTGCTTACCTAGCATCCATCGCTTTCGGTGGGGATGACGACGATTCTGTATGGGATGTCATACAAGAGAGAACGTTGAAGAACGGTGCCATCGGTCTCGCCGGGATATTCCTCGGCAGGTACGGTACCGTTGCTGACATGACGGCATCGTTCATACTGGGTGGTGTCAAGTTCGCCGAGCAAATAGGGGCCATAGATAACGAGACGTTCGAGGGTATAACCAAGATCGCCGGGTGGGCTACTTACGCCAGACCGCAGAACCCGTACAACATCAAGCTGGGAGAGTTGTTCGAGGAAGTGTTACCGGCTATCGGTATATTCATGAACTCCATAGGTGACAACATCGACATGGCATGGAAGATATACGATCGTGCGGGACACAACGAGCCTCTAACGGACTCGGAAGAAGAGTTCCTCCGGGCGTGCGGGGCGTTCTTCGAGCTGATGACTTTCATCGTCCCGAACGTGTTCACGGCCAACCTTAGAACTATCCTCAAGGACGGTGCCAATTACAAGCGCCGGCAGGAGGCTAACAAGGAACGTGAGAGTAACACTAGGAAAGCGTTTAAAAGTAGCGGATTAGCTTTTTAAGAGAGAAACATTTTGTATATTTATGACGTAAATAAAAGCGTATGGCTAGGAACACTAAAACGACATCAGTTCGCAGACCCATAATGAGGCCAGCAACTGCATCAAGAAAGATTACATGGGATGGCAAACCTAGAAGAAGTAGCAAGAAGAAATGAAATCTACGGTTAGACTTATAAAATTGGCCCCGATCCTGTTAAACATGTATGTAGCGATAGTTCTTACGCTATCACTCATGGATGTGGAGGTGGTGTCTTTTGATTATGTTTTAGGACATTCCGTTTACGTGGACATTATGCTATGGCATTTGTCGAAACGATTTAGATTTTGTTCATGGCACAGGGTATTAATAACCAACTTACTAATACAATGTGGCGTACAATTAATTGATGTATTATCAAATTACACGATTGAGTTCTGGACATTATTGAGTATTGCTTCGGTATCTGTTGTAGTATCAGCCGTAACTTCAATCATTTTATATTTCAAACATGGCTGTTGTAAAATTGACTAATCTAAGTAGATTGTTCAGGCACTTCGCCGACATGATTGATAATGGTTATTGTGACAACATCACGGAGGATGATATAGATGCAATGACCGAGGTACTTAAACCATACCTCAACGTTAAAGTAAATTATGAGCAAGCGAAGAAGATCACTGGTAAGACTGACAGTGCGTTTAACAGTAAAATATCAAGATGTGGACTCAAGCCAACGAAAGAAAGGCTTTATCGCTACATTGACATGCTTAAAATCAAACACAAGAAAGTTTGAGTGGATAGTTAGCTTTATATTGGTAGTTATCAAGTATGCCCACCCCCACCAAGGGTGGGTATCTTTTTTATTTCCCGACATGTAGAATGTGAATATCGGCTGATTATCAGGCGAGGTCGGAATTCCGACCACGACCTGCCGTCGGGATAACCGACGTTAGGTACCTGACCTCAGGATTACTGAGGGGAGGTGCCTCGTGTTTCGCGAGGTACCTGACATTACTGGTGGTAAGGGGAGGTGTACCCCGTTTCAGGGTATACTGTGAAATGAAGTATACCACACTATTTTAACTAATTTTAGCTTTTACTGATTATCAATTAGTTACGATAACTTCTCGTTAACATGGTTTTATAATCTATTGTTACAAAGTTAGTTACTAATCATGAAAATATCTGCACATAAAAACTTATGAGAAAATAATTTTAAAAGCATAGCATTTTTTCTATCAAAAAAAGTCCCTTTTTAAAAAAGAGTTTTTATATTTGCAGAAAATATAATGCTTTTATAATATGAAGACAGAAGTAATAATGAAAAGAGAATTGTTTGGATGTGACATCAAACAAAAACACAAGAGTACTTTTTTCTCTTCTACTGATTTGATTAAGGCTGGTAACAAGTGGAGAAATGCAAATGGAATGAAAGGCTTTGAATTTAATCAGTACAAGAATAAAGATTCAACTAAAGAATTTATTAAAGAGCTAGAAGAGAAGTTCGGGACAGTAATTATTAGCGGAAGGGGGAGGGGGAAAGATACATGGGTTCATCCATATATATTCTTGGATATAGCTTTGTGTATAAATCCCAAGTTGAAAGTAGAAGTATATGACTGGCTTTTTGATTCTCTTCTAAAATATAGAGATATGAGTGGAGACTCGTACAAAATAATGTGTGGAGCGTTATATAATAACACAACATGTAAAACGTCATTTGCAAAAGACATGGCTAAAGCCGCAGAATACATAAAAACAGAGTGCGGAGTTAAGAATTGGGAAAATGCAAATGAACACCAGTTAATGCTTAGAGATAAGATACACGAGTATGTATCTATATTTTGTGATATGTTTCATCATAACAATTCACAAGCTATTAGACTTGCAGTTGTTAAAGCTAAAGAATACATGAATCAATTTAAAATCAATCAAAATGAAAGCACTGACAATCAAACAGCCGTGGGCATCGTTGATAGTTCACGGGATTAAAGACATCGAGAACCGGACGTGGAGAACGGATTATCGTGGTCCGTTATTGATTCACGCCTCCAAGACGATATACGGTGGCAACCTGAAAGGGTTTCTTAATAAAGAACAGTTGGATGCGGTAGGAGAAGAGTACGATGAAGTGGTGAGAGAGCAATTGACTCACGTGGGAGCTATCATCGGGAGGGTTGATCTTGTTGATTGCGTGGTATACCACGAGTCGGTGTGGGCAGAACATGATGACGAGATATTTAATGTCTTATCCCCCACCTTCCCCCTTCCCAAGAAGCGTGTCGTGTACAACTGGGTACTGGCTAACCCGGTGCAATTCGTGAAACCAATACCATGTTCCGGCAAGTTATCATTGTGGGATTTTCCAATAGAGAGATATGAAGAAGTTTGAATACAAGAGGATATACCGTGAGGTTGGTTACAGGGAGCTAGATATGATAGGAGAAGCGGGGTGGGAACTGGTGGCTGTCCAGCCATCCAAGACTGACGACCCTCCCACCCTGTGGTTCAAGAGAGAGAAACAAGAAGTTAGATATGAAAACGTGGTAAGTTATGGTGGATTTCAGAAATGAGATAGTAAGGAACATGAAACAAAGGGTAAGGACACCGGAGTTTCTTAACAGGGTGATCAAGGTGTACGACTTCACCACCCTGTTCTCAAGGTTAATGATGTACCGAAGGGCCAAGAGTTCACTGGTACAACCGAAAAAGGAGGGGGAGGAAGAGACGACGTACAACATGTATAATTCCATGTTCATAAGAATCAAGGAAAAGAACAAGTTGAACGACAGGAAGATGAAAAGAATACTCAAACGATTCTACAACATCTCCCCCACCGCCACGATTGACGTGATGCACACCTGCATGGAATACCTGTCATCCCTTGAAGGTGCCATTCCTAGAGATTTGTTCGAGGAAAACCTAGACAAGAGAAAATATATTGACCAGTACTTTAATAAAATAGAAGAGTTTATAAACGAGAAATAAAGCTAGATATTATAAATTGTTAATTTGTCGCACCTGATTACTTGATAGTCAGGTGCTTTTCTTTATTATGCAAGGTAGTTGAACCCCGATCTACCTTCCCGTAATTTTATCGAGATAAAATATTCGTTTAACCAAAAACTCATTTTTATGGGAAGTGAAAAGATTTTCATGTTCGGCGAACCTTCTACCGGTGGGCGTGCCGATCTTACCGCCATTTTACCGGCGTTAATGAACAACAACAAGGGTATTGACCCCAACATCTTGGCCATGCTTGGCAACCGTGACGGGAACGGTCGTGACGGGTTCGGCAATGACTTCTTCGCCATCTTGTTACTGTTTATCTTGATGGGATGGGGTGGAAATAATAACGGTGGATTCTTCGGCGGAAACCGCGGTAATGGCGGGGGAGAGGGATTAAACATCCTGAACAACGACTCCACTCGTGAACTGTTGATGTCAGCTATCCAAGGTAACGGAAACGCTATCAGTCAGTTGTCAACTCAACTAGGATGTACTACCGGGCAAATCCAAGACGGTATCAACACCTTGAACATGAGCTTGTGCAACGTGGGTAACCAAGTTGGTATGAGCGGTCAACAGGTTATCAACGCTATCCAAGCCGGAAACTGCACGCTTGCAAACCAGATTGCCTCATGTTGCTGCGATGTTCGTACAGCTATCGAGCGTCAAGGTTACGAGAGCCAGCTAGCTACCGTGAACCAGACGAACACGTTGCAGAACACGATGAACCAAAACTTCATCGCTTTGAACAACGCTGAGCGTGACAATTTCCAAATGCTTGGAGCCAAGATAGATAACCAAACTTCTTTGATCCAAGATAAATTCTGTCAGTTGGAAATGAGAGAGATGCAGAACAAAATTTTAACGTTACAGCAAGAGAAATCGGCTCTTGAAACGTCTGCATTATTGCAACAACAAACTCAGAATTTGGTTGGTCAGTTAAAGACACCGTGTCCAGTGCCAGCGTACCTGACTTGCAATCCTAACGCACCTTATGGGTACGGTTATGGAGCGCCATTTGGATATAATGATGGGAATTGTGGTTGCGGTTGCTAATCATGATCGGTTGAACTAGAGTTCTTTGACTTGTTGATAAGATTTTTGTAATCGGATAAGTAATACCATCTAAATCCCTTATGTTTGTTAAGTCTACCTTTGCAACACTTGGTTATGGATGGAGAACAGAATCCAAAAAATTCTGAATGATACATGGTATTAAAAATTATAGTAAGATTAGGTTTATTAATATTAATACCTATCACTGGTTTTTTATATATGAATCCTTCTGAAATTCTTTTCTTCATGGATTTGGACATCCGTGATCTAGTTATTGGATTATTTTGGTTTTCTTTACTAGTACACCATCTTAAATTTTTGATGTTGTTATTTAATTTGTTGCCATCAATATGATCTATACATGGAAGGTTGTGTTTATTCTCGATAAATGAGGTCATAAGAATTCTGTGTACTCTGCAAGTTTTAGGTTTACCATCCTTGTAGATATTCACGCTATAATATCCATATTTATTAATATATGGATTTAACAACCTAGGCTTTACTTGAAAAGACACTACTCTCCCAAAACTAGATACCATATAGTATCCTTCATATCCGGTTACATCTTTCCATTCCTCCCCCTCAACGGAGATACTCTTGATAAATTCTTCATTAGTCATCTTGAACTGAGTTTAGTGAACTGAGAAAAAAAGAATGGGAAGAGTCTCAGTTCCTCTTATCAACAAGTTAATTACTCTTGTCTATCCCGGTGCAAATGTAACAATTAATTTAAAATAAATTATGTACCCGATGAATTATTATTACGGACCTTATTTTAGAAGACCAGTACAGAGACTGGATCAAGGAGGAATTCCGGCGATAAGAAGTGTCGCCGTGACGACCGACGCTACTAACAGCGAGGTTATTTATAACATTAGTCCGTGTCAGTTTCGCTCCCTCCCCAAGACAGGGATACTGTTATTGAATATAGCTCATTCCCCGGCGGCTGGATCGGAAGGATACCCGGTTTCGATTGCCACTACTCCCGCTAATAGCACGACAACCACGTCATCCAAGACGCCGTTAATAAACGGTTCAGGAGACCAGATGTTATCTAGCGAGATAACGCAAGGGAATCGCTACTTGATCTTTTACGACAAGTGTAACGGCACGTTCCAGACTATTAACCACATAGTACCGCCAACGGCTGCCGCTAGCAACAGTGGAGAGTGATTGAACATTAAATTTAGAAACAATGCAATTCAAGGATTTACAGAAATCGTATCAAGTCTACATCCTGTACAAGGGAGAGAAAATTAGACACAAGATGGGGACGGTGGTGAGTATCGCCAACCCTAGGTTCCAACCGTTACAGCCGGGACAATTATCTTACCAGCAACCGCAGGACAAGATAGTTGACTTGGAAGTTTCCGTGGATGGAGTTAGTTCAACGTTCGTGGTGAGGGAGAACATGACGGTAGAAGTTAGAAATGACATTACCATATCGTGTGACAGGGACCCGATTCTTAACGAGATCAACGCCATCATGAGAAATAGTAACGACATTCTGAATAGCGTGGACAAGCACAAGTCCATACTGGAAGATTGCGAGCAAATAGTCAAGGATTTGAACCCCGTCCTTGCCGTTGACAAGAGTCGTGACGAGAAGATCGCCAACCTTGAAAAATCGGTAAGTGGCATTAATGACAGTATAGAGAGCTTGAAAGAGTTGATACTTGGATTGAATAAAAAAGAATAGACATGGTAAGAATAATTGGTTTCAACAGAGACGGTTACAACAAGGATATTCAGGAAGAAGAGTACCGGAGACGCCAGAGAGAGGACCGTAAACGCCAGATGATGGAGGAAGAAGAAAGAGAGAGACGTCGCAACAGACGTGATCGCTACGAGGAAGATGATTACGACGATGATGACGATGATGACGACGAGGAATACGAACGTCGTGAACGGGAGAGAAGAAGACGCGAACGTGAAGAGGAAGAAGAGGAAATGGAGAGGGAGAGAAGACGCAAGCGCAAGAGAATGATGGAGGATGAAGATGACTTCACCCGCCCCGAGAACCGTTATGACAGGTACGATCGTTACGATGACGAGCCTGAAATGCGTCGTGGTAGAAGAAGACGGAGAATGTGATGGGAAGGGATCGTTATTATTTCAGTAGCAAGACGTTCGAGGATTACCTTGACGAACACGGCCCTCACTTCTCCAAGAAGTTATGCGAGCTAGCTGTTAGCTGCATGGAGAACGCTGACGGTTCAAAGCACAGGTATTCCAAGGAGGAAGTCAAGGAACTTCTGAAAAGGAACGGGGTGACGGTAAAGAAGGCGAGCGAGTACGATTGTTGCTTCGTGGCCAACATGGCTTACGCCGATTTCTTTCCCGAGCCGTTGCGTAACGAGTTCGATATAGCGATGTACGTGAAAAAGTACATCGACGACCCGGACGGTTACGATGGGATAGCTTTTTCACGGTATCTTGCCGACTTGAAAAGAACGGGCAAGTATATTGACTGGGAAGAGATGATTTAAAAAAACAAGACCTATGGACAAGATCATGTATTTAATAGAACTACTCGATGACGAGTGCAATTTTTACACCTGTCAGGCGGTAGTGGTAAGACTTAGAGATATGGTTTGTGAATGGGTCAGTTAAGCGAGAAAAGGAGTGGTTAATTCCACTCCTTCTTTTTTGTTTCAAGTTCCTTTTCCGATCTTTTCGCCCTTTCAACTATCGTTTCTTGAGAATAACCTTCCGATAGCAAATTAACGATAACTGGCAGGACAGTTGGATTCTCCGAGAAATAAGAGGCAAGGGCGGGGGCCATGTCTCCCAACCTGAAATCAGAGAACACTGAAGAACGCAACTCGGAGAAACCATCATTAGTAACGTTCTTCTCGAACGATGTCACGATAAGGTATCCCACCCCCATCTCTCTCAGTTCACCTACCAGTTCCTGTAACTCTTTTAATTTTTTATCAATTTTCTTTTCGTTTTCCATTTTATTATTGTTTTGTGATTAACAGGACCATGAGGTCCCCTATGATGTTGTTTATTATCTCCTTGGCGTCCATCCTCCCCCTCTTGTTGGAGACGGATTCTTGTATGGATGCAAGCCTGTTGTTGAATTCTGTCATCAGGCTGTTGTTCAGGTCTATCGATTCCTGCAACCTGTCCATTTTACTTGCAAGTTCCTCGCTCGTCATTGCCTGAAAGATTGACCCGTGAACATTACCCTCTTGCAGCACGACTTGATCCTCTCTAGCGTCCTTTCCCCGTACCTGTCGATTATCCCCCTCGCGTTAAGGTTGGTGGACACGAGAACTAGGTTCCCGTTCTGTTCCGCCCTGTCCATGAGTTCGGGAAAAGCGTGCCTCTCGTTGCCGTAAGTCATGATCTTGGATTCCATCCCCACGTCATCGAGGCACACGATCTTCTTCTTCAACACGTCATCAAGGTTATCTCCTATCGAGGTCATCGTGTAGTAAGATGCAACCTTCCCGTGTCTCTCGGCGAGGAGGGGGAATATATCACGAATGAACACCGTTTTCCCCCTCCCGTAAGTCCCGTACAGGAATAATCCCCTTCCCTCGTTGTCAGACAACCATCCGGCAATCTCGTCATACTCGGGTATCCACTTGAAAGAATCTCCTATAAAGTGCGAGTAAGCGTTTTTAAGCCACTTTTCGCTCTCGGGTATAGAAATGTATATCCTCTTCTTGAAAATGGCTCCATGATTGTAAGAATAGCCTCTAGCGATCAATTCCCTGTCCATGATTAAAACCTCTCGTAAATGTTGTTCAATGACGGGTAGTATGGAATCCACACCTTGTCGAGCTTACCCTTCCAGTTCTTCACTTCCTTGCCGTTAGAATCTATCCACTTCCCCTCCACCTTGCCCTCGTACGTGGTCCTTATTTTCTTCACGGTCTGTGACGTGCATACCTTTCCCCTGTCGTTGAAATACTGGATTATTTCCTCGTCAGTCGGGATAGTGAACGCTGCCATTCTCTTCTTGCACCCGGCGATCCACCTCCTGAGGTTCTTCTCCACCAGTTCCTCGTTTTCATCAATCAGTTTCCTCGTCTCTTCCGAAATCATGGCTTAACTTGTTATAGGTTTCACGAAAAGTCTTGTCGGTTAACATGAGCGATTCGAACTTGGCAATCGAGTGGTAGTAGTATTGTCTAGTCCTGCCCAGAATCTTGCAGGTCATGTGCCTGTTATCGTACGAGTCATCGGCTAGCTTTATGAACGCGGTTACGGCACGCAGGACGGGCAACTCGGCCCTTCCTCCCGCCATCGCTTCCATCGTTGTAACCCCGAAGGCCCGGCAACAAGCGTTGAGCAAGTCCATCATCTTGTCGTACATGGATGGTTGTTTCTCGTTCTCGCCGTACATTATGTCTCCCACGTCTTGCTTGAAGTCATCGAACAGCATCTTGAAGTTCCCCTTCGGGTGCTTCATCACGTCCTTGTACAGTAATTCTATCCTGTCATCCAGTTCCTTTATCATTTCAATCCACTTAATTCGTTCAACAAGTTTGAAAACTCTCTAGCGTACATCATGACGATCCTTTCCGGTTGATCTTTCGCCGCTTTCAGCCAGTCTTGTCCTAGCGTGTCGCACAGCTTGCAGAATAACAGGGTGGCGTTGTTCAATGCAACGTTGGCGTTGATACCAGCCTCGTTGACCTTCCCTTTACCGCCCCCGCCCCCTCCACTGAAGGATGAAGGTGCTGCCGGGACGATCTTCACCTTGAAGCTGTCCGGCCTGTTCCCCGGTTCTATCGTGTAGTCAACTGTCTCTCCAACCTTGAAGGCGCAGTTGTTACCTTGTTTCGTCATGTTACCCCCCACGTCACCGTTCTCGAAACGGACGGTCCACGTGTGGAAAACACCTTGTTTCCCTACCCAGTCTTGTCCTTGAACGACACTGGTCACTTTTGATTTTCTCTGTTCCATGTTAATAACCGAATGTTAGCTTGTCAATTAACTCTTGTAAATCTTCCGTCATGCCTTCTCTTTTAAAAGTTCGACGTATTTCTTGTAGAAGATGCAGTCCTCGCATTCTTGCTCGTCAGAACCGCACCCGCTTATCTCCTTGCTACAAAACGCCTTGAACACTCTCTTGACGTCTTCAACGCTAACGAACTCTTCCATTAGCTTATCTCCCCGTGCGATATGCAATATCCTTGTTCCATGAGGAATACAAGGTACTCGTGTTCTTTTGGGGATGGAGAACCTTCTTTCAGCAACACGTCCCTACCCTTGGCAGCGTACCCGTGTCTTCTGAGGTACGACATTGCCGTGTACCTCTTGTTGCGTGTTTTCTTGTCTACCCTTAATTTTAAACCTCTTTTACCCATTTGCTTAATCTTTAAAACGTTCAACGTGTCTTCCAGATTTCCCGATAAACTTCAATATAACCTCGGCGTGCAAGTCTTCTTTCGCCTTGAACTTCATCTCTTCCCACGATGACAGGGTGACGGGTATCCTCCGTTCCTTCTTTCCGTTAATCTCGATGTACCAGATGTTGTCGTTATCTATCTCCCGGTCTATCGTGTGATGATACTTGCTGTAAGTTGACACCGATCGTGGCGATTCGGGCTTCCTCACCCCCGGTCTCTTATATTCTTTTTGTTTCATTGGCTATCTTGCACTTGAAAGGACAGTTCTCGCAAGACGTCTCGTTTGGAGAAATCTGGTCCCACCCCTGCAAGACCAGCGTGTTGTAAACTATGGCCGCTTCTCTCGCCATGTCTTGACACAATCCCAGTCTCTCCGCCGTGCAATCGAACCTGTAATCCCTAGTATTAACTATGCCTTCCTTGTCAGGTCTAAGATCGGCCACGATGTAGAACACTTGCGGGTCCTTCATGGCGGCGTTCCAACCGTTGTAGAATAACTCTGGATGTCTCCACTCGTTATACTTCCTAGTCTGGTGGTTTAACTTGAACGAGCGGATGATATGATGGTGCATCAATCCCCTTACCTTGTTCACGAACCTTGGGTCTCCCCAGCAAGACTCGGAACACTTGTCGGGAAAGGAGGGGGAGAAGTACGTGCTATCAACGTTACTTGTCAGGTACAGGATCAGGGAGGACAGCACTCCCTTGTAGTTACACGGGAAAACGTCAAAAGTGTCCTCGAACCATACCTTTATCCCGTTGAAATCGTTCACGTATGATATTAAGGGCATGTTGGCGTTCACGTCATTAACGATCGTCCCTCCCCTGAATAACACGGATTTCCAGAACCTTCCTCTCTCTAGTATTCGTAGCTCGTTCGTTGACTTGTCCCCGTTAGATAGTCGTTTCATCCTGCACTGGCTGCCATCACCGGTTATGATGGACTTGAAATAATCCTTCATGGCCATCACCTCCCCGTTATCGTGCAGGACTATGGTCTTGTCAAGTAATCCCCTTATCTTCTTGGGACAGGCACGATGCGTGCTTATGATCTGGTCATCGCAAACGTGTATACCGAACTCCTTGAAGAGCCTAGGCGTCATTATCAACTGCTCCATGTCACTATTCCTCCTTGCTAAAGAAACCACCGTTCTTGCCTACCAGCTCGTAATAAACGTCAGTTTTGTCACGTCTCTCGCTAGCGTTGCAGAACGGGACCTTGACGCAGCAATGATCGTTATAACCGGAGATGGAGGGGAAGAACCTCATGTCACATCTCAAACACTTGTCGATATGATCCGACTTGTTGTACCTCTTTACCTTGAAGAGTATGCCCTTGCGTTTCAACACGCTCCCCACCGGGACGTGAGAGTTCCTGTAAGCGCTCCTTAACACGAAGAACAGGAATACCAGCAAGGCAATGGCTATTACAATGAATATTGTTATCATAGTTTCCATTTAGTTTAATTATAATACAAATATACGTACTTTATTTGACACGTGTAATGATATAGATAAATACTATAAACTACTTTATATCATCTACTAGATTTATCTTTACATGAGACAACTTGTAGTCAAGAATGTCCCATGCTGCCTGAATATCAGGCTCTTTCTCGAATACTAGTTCCACGTTATCATGCTTGAAAGAATTAAGGAACATGGTGGCGTGTCGAGCTATATTGGATATGTAGTTACTTTTCATTATGTAGTGGCACTTGAATTGCTCGCTGACGTAATTGCTGAAATCCTCCTCCTTGATCTGGAAGTACGTTGCCATGCTGATGATCAACACGAGGAGGGCGAGGGTGGTTGTCTCGTTAGAGTCTTCTATCCTCTTGTCGAAAAACCTCTTGATGGAGTAGAAGAACACCGTGTAATCGTGTTTCATGTCATCATACAGGTCATCTAGCTGGGTAGTCAGGAAATCCCTGTACTCCCTCCCCACTTCCATGTACCTGTGATTTATCCACATCCGTATGTTTCTCTTTAACTCGTTACAATGGAACTTGTTTTTCTTCACGTGAAGGCCGCTTTTCTTGACGTGATCTTCCAGTTCCACGATGTAGTTTTCCATGATCTCGGCTAGAAAAGAAGTGAGGGTTAGATTGTAAACCCTCACGTTAATGTCTAGTTTCTCCTCGATCAGAGGGACTTTAATGAATGCCATACCATGACAGTTGATCCCAGAACATCTCCTTGTACGTGTCGGAGTAAGCGGCGAATCCCTCCCCGGAGAAGTTGTAATGATGGTGTAACTCGGTAACGTGAATCTTCTCTCCATCCACCGTCACGAAACCGTCAAGGTCACATAGCACGGTTTGGATCGGGGCGTTACTCTCTTTCGCCTCCTTGATGGAGATGTAATCCTTGGGCCATACAAGAACCACGTCAAGGCCGTAGATGTCCGTGTTGCCGTTTCTAAGACACAGCACGGTAACGAGGTATCTCTGGTCCATCAAGAAGTTGGTTACCCCAAATTTCTTGTTGCTGACGTTCCAGAACATTATCCCGTCGGAGGTGGGTAGGAGGGTACTCGTTGACAAGTCCCACACCCGGAACATTAATTTTCTCATGATCACTAATTTATAAGTTTAAACTTGTGTAAATGTACGAATTTTTCACTTCCCGTCCATGAGGTCATGGAGGAACTTGCGACCTTTCTCCGTCCACCGGGTCTGTATTTGTGTCCCCTGTTCCCCGTTAGCCATCATGTACGGGACGGACACGGTGTGAGTGTACCCGTTGCCTTGGTACTTGGCGTACAGTATCCACGCCCCTCCCTGCCTGTATTGAACGCCCATCTTCGCCAGTCTAGCGTTTAGGGTCTTGGCGGATAGACCGAACTCCTGCGCCATCTGGGTGGTGGTGTACGAGCTTTTGGATGACATCGCCTTTTCGAAATACTCTACCTTGGGGGCGGCCTCTTTTATCTCCTTCTCTTGCAGTTCCGCTATAACACGCAACCTTTCAGCATTGGTTCTCTCTTCCTTGAGTTGTGTTGCCAGCTTTATCAACAGGTCCGGGTTATCTATCATGGCGTCTATGGTGGGTTTGGTGGCCGTCATCCCGTATCTCATCAACTCGTCTATCCTTTCCGTACACCACAATTTCAAATCGACACTTAACCATTGAGCGAAGTCAAGAGCCAGTATCCTGTTCATCCATGTTCCCCCTCCATTTTCCGGGCTGCCCGGCAAAGTCGTAACTACTTGATTATCACAATTACCATTTTTTCTGGTAATTGCGTTAATTAACTCATTAGTAGATGATAAGCTAAGGTAATCGTTAGGTCGTTTATTAAACGGTTTTGCCATCTGTGTGGCATTGATCATCATGTTATCGCCTTCCTTGAAAGCGATTTCATTTCCATTGTAATTGAAAACAGTCAAATTTTCCATGCTGTTAGCATTTAAAGTTAAAGACAACAAAAAAAAGCGGTTGTCATATACGCTGCTAACAGATATACATACTATGAGAATAGTAAAACCTACGTATAGACAACCGAATATCTTTATATAAGGCATAAAAAAAGCCCATTCCATGAGCAATAGTACCCTATTCTCAATTATATGTATATGTTAGCGACACAAATATAATAACAAATAGCATATAATCAAATTTTACCTGTAAAAATATCCCCACCCCGGTTGCTTGCAAGATGAACTTTAGTATAAAATGATCTTACCGGGGAGGGGATTAACCTATTATTGTCAGAATGAAATCGTGGACGGGGAGGGATTCGAACCCTCACGATTTTGCTCGATATGGAAGAATGGACTTTCACCTTGATTTCTATTTATCTCCCGACTTTCGCAAGTTGAGGTTAAGGCCGGGAGGAATGTTAATCGTACCTCCCGCTTTATCGTGAACCTCTTTAACACCTAGCGTCTACCATTTCCGCCACCCGTCCAAAAAAGGGGAGGCTGCCACCTCCCCATCAACACTCAAAATTTGAAACCATGCTTCTGACACAAAGCGTGGATGACCCCCGATCGAACGGGGGAGGGATAGAACTAAGAGTTATAAACATTGTTATGTACACAGATTACAGAATAATATCCCTTGCCTCCGGCTCATCCCCTAGGTGTCTCGCGACAATGCTAGTCAAACAATACAAAAATTGAATATATGAATTTGCTTTCGTGCAAAACTAGTACTTTTATTTACCAATTCAAAGAACATAGCGATTCTTTACCTTGCATGATACCCACTGCCACCCTAAAGCCTTAACATACTCTCTTTATATATTACTATATATACTATACTATACTATACTATACTATACTATACTATACTATACTAGATATATACTACTATACTATATGTAGTATAATAGAAGAGGATGCAAGAAGGGAAGAACGAGAACCAGCATGGTTATGATGAATCTTATCACTAAAGACCATCGTGGCTTGATCCTGACCCTACCTTGAAAGGGGAGTTAGTATAATAGTCTTTCGACCATGCAAAGGACCAAGTTGTCGTCGTCCGGCATTGCTTGGATTTCCTCGGGATCATCACCGTCAGTTGGAACTTTTGGGCTGGCTTGAATGTTCAAGAGTGATTGCCCGGGGAAGGGGTGGTTCCAAAATAACCCTTGTTACTTCCCTTCTTGCCGGGCATTAAAAAACCCGGCCTTGAACCAAGCCCTGTCAAGTACCGGGATTTTCTCCTATATATGGTTAGTAGGAAAAAGTTTCTCATTTCTCGTTACTCTATATGGCTTGGTGTAGTAACGATGCAAATATACGACTTAATCTTTAAATTCCAACTTTCGTTGTAAATCTTTTTCATCCTCCCCCACCGCTTTTTCAACTTCTTCCTCGAAATCCTTGGTGTCTTTCTTCTTTAGGGTGGGATCGGATACCCATTCAAGGGCGTGGAATCCCTTGTAGTACTCGATACCTTTCACGGGTTCTAGCCGGTATCTCCCCACCCGCTCTTTCTTGTCTATATCGTTCATCGTGAACATCTTTGAAGCATTCACGTAAGCCGATCCTGCCTTGCTCCGTTTTATCTTGAACGATTCGTTATCGTTTTTCGTGAACTTGAAATATAACCTTTCGTCATTCCCCATGCCTATGGTGATACCGTCATACTTGGAGAAGTAATCCATCGTCTCCTTGTATATGCTTACCATCCCGTTGCCGTATATACCAACGTACAGTTCGGATGGTACGTTCTTGAAAATTTTGATGTCTAACATGATTCGTCTTTTTTTATATAGTTATCCGGTATTAAAAATTCAACTTTATTTTCCTCGCATATATTTACGAAGTTTTCATCTATCGTGAGGGAGGGGTTTGCCAGTTCGAGATTACTCGCCGTTATCGGCATTCCCCCCACCCTGTACTCGTACCATCCACGTAACAATGACTTGTACGATGAATCAACGCTGAAATAGGTTCTGGCAATGATGCCTGTCCAACCTTCATCAAGTAGTTTCTTGAGTAACAAGTAGTCGTTACTCCAAGCGTACTGGGCCATCTTGTTTAATTCGATCATAGTCATGTGTTTTTAAACATATCTCTGATAACAGAATATAGAATACAAATCATCGTACATACAAGTGCTGTCGCTAATATTATAAGTATAAAATCGATAGTGGTAATCATTTCTTGAAAGTTATTATCGTGTCCCTCTTGACGAGGATGGAATCAACGTACGTTTCCTGTATGTTCACGTCCACCTTCCCCCTCATGAAATCCAAGACTGTTGGTCTATTGAGAAGTATAATCATGCAAAAACCAAAGCCAATTAATATTCCACCAAGGCATGATAATGATGATCGCCCACGCTCACCTTTCACGAGTATTGATGTACAATATACTGTGATTCCAATAACTATAATTGGAAAAGAGACTGCAATATTAATCATTTTCCCTCCTCTCTTTAACTATTTTACAAGCCTGTTTTAATCCTTCTTCCAATGCTTCCTCGTATGTATCAAAATCTTTAGCTTTAAAACAAACAACCTTTCTCGATATTGATATAATATCCACAATCCATCCTCTTTTAAATGCCATCATATCTACTGATACATACATATCATGTTTTTCCCTTAACCACCTTGATAAAGCGGTTTGGGTGGGGGCGGGTACGCCATCTTCTAACAATTCTTCGGGTGAGGTCTCTATGTCACTCGTTGATACTCGATAGGGAGGGGTGGTGTACGCTGTCGCTATCATTAAAAGAATATTCTCCCCGTCAAGATAGAGGTGGGTGACGTTTTCTTTAAAGCCCACCTCCATCGCCAGTTTTGCCGTTTCAAGACTTACTATTTGATCCATGACTTCCTTTCTTTAATTCATTAATAAGGTTATCTGCTAAATTACAAGAAATTTTAGCTATTGTTTCTAATGAAAGTTCTTTTAATTCTGGATTATTCATCGCCATTGATGACGCGATGTTGATGGTTGCATCTATCCATGTTTTATTCCAGTCCACGTTAAAAGGGGGGGGAGGGTTTTGTCGATCTCTTCCATGATTAACACGGTCACGGTATCCCACCCGTATATCCGGTTATCATCTATTATATCTTCTATCCTTGATTTAAATTCTTCTTTAGTCATGATTTATATGCTTTGATTATAGTTAAAAAAGTACACCCTCCCACACCAATCGCACTTGTGGTTACCGTTAGAATGAGAGACTATGGTATATTTAAGGCTACCACAATAAGGGCATACCGGGTATTTACAATTGTCATCCGAATGAATGGAGAATCTTGAAGTCGGGATCATGTCCATGCCAACCCGTATTCCAATCGTGTAATTGTCTACCAATTTCATTATATCGTCAACCTTGAGACTAGCTGGCAAATCATCTCTTATTACGCTATTTATTTCACGTTCTAGGTCTTCTCTAGTCATTATTTCCTTCTTTTAAAGTGATACAATAATTGTTGTGTTACAGGTTCGTTCGTGCCTATCTTGTAACCTGATAGGCATCCGGTGATGGGGGTGACGTCAACCAATTCATACCCCCACTTCCCTTTTTTCTTGGTGATCAAGTCAGCGATGGAATCATGATTTATCCATGCTACTTTATTGTGGTACGTAGTGCCATTAATTGATACTCTATTGTACTTGATGGGCAGTTGTACTATATAACATTCATATTCCCATTCATTGGAGACGAGACCTCCCATCAACAAGAATGAGATTATGATAGCTGCTATTATTTTAATCGTCATATTGAAAATTTTATAAACTCGTTATACGTTATCTTCCCATGTTCAGTGATATAATTCAATACCTTGTCAACTGGAATGTTTACCGGGAGGTCGTGTCCAATCTCGAACACGAACACGAATCCTTCCGGTGGTTGATCACATATCGTGATGTCATCTAATAATTCTTCCTTGTCTCCATCGTACCCGGACAAGTCAATATTGTGCTTGAAATGATCTAGCACTCCATGCAACGCCCAGTCCATGTTATATTTATAGTAAGAAGCACTAATCAATAAATCTTTAGCTATACGCGTGGATAATGGGGTGGTGTCTTTTTTACTCATAGAATTCTTTAAAGTAATCTATCATCTTTTTCATAACATTGTAAGCATCCTCCCCCATCACCTTTGTCGAGTGAAGTTGGGAATGTTTTAGCATTGCTATATTGTGTATGTTCAAGAACATGGTTTGAAACAATTCGATGTACTCTTTCAAGTTTTCTCTTCTAGTAGCGTCAATCTCTGAATCGGCTACGGGGTATATCGGTCCAGCAAGGTCGGACACGATGTCTTGTAGGTCTCTGAATTTCATAGGTCGGATAGGTTTTGGGTTGTTGAATTTTTAACTACTTTTTCTATTTTCTCGGGGGTGGGGAAAGAACTAAAATAGAAATTGTAGTATAATTTAGCGTCATTAGCACATATCTTTCGTTGTTCTTCACACACCTTATTCATGAACGATTGTAATGCCTCTTCAAAATATATATCACAAAAGTCCATGATAGATAAATATCCCATGTTTCCACTTTGGGAATCAAAATCAGGGATTAATTGTTTTAATTTCTCCTCGGGGTCGGGGAGGAATTTTTTAATAAAGTCATACTGTGTCATAATCAATGCTTTAAGTTTTAGTCACCTTATCTATAAGGCGAGCAGGTATTTATGATTTGCTCCCGACAATTATGTCGTCAGCAAGTTGGTAGAGGTGGATTATTTTTCTCTTGTTCATGTCTTTTAATGATGTAATTTACTGCCTCTTCCGGGTTCATGTGTATTCTAGCAATTTCGAAGGATTCCTCTATTGGTAACGTGTCAAGATATTTAACCTTTGAGGTGGGGGAGAGTTTCCTGAAATTAAATGTCTTGTAAGTATTGTCATCAGTGGTGACAAGAGAGAATAACGATTCTTGAACTTCATCAGATAATTTAGTCAAGTTTCTCGTGAAGAAATCTCCAACGTTACTACTTTGATCCATCCTGTTGACAAGTAGTTTGGCGATGTTGTTCAACAGGTTGTCGTCTATCTTCACGTACTGGTCAATCCTAACAAGTATTACCCACTTCCCCCTCTTCTCTCTTATCGTTTTAAGTATCTCTTCTTCAACATCCGGGTCGTTAATGTAAGGATTCTTGCACCACTCGGAGAGGGGATACTCTTTAAGACGAATATAGTTACACGCTCCCCACTCGTAATTTTCACCGTTCACAAGATACTTCGGGTTACGAATGAAATCCATTAAACGACCCTTGCTCATGTGTACAGGTAAAATGTAGTCATCCAATAACTCGATAGCTTGGTTTAATCCAAGCTCCTTGAACACTATTCTAAGAATCTCCCTGTCATCGTAATAGTTTATGATTAACGCTTTAACGAAACTACCGTGTGAAGTGATACACACCGATCGGGTGGGGGAGAATCCTAGCGTGTGCATGATGTCACTAATCAGGTTGTAACAACATACTACATCGTTAACGTCCTTATCTCTCTCCCACCTCTTTCTTATTAATTGCAAGACGAAATTCGCGTTATCATTTTGATCTCGTTGATCTCGTAATTCCTTGATTTTAGAATTGGCGTTTTTTAACCTTGAACTAAGGTTAGCGATTTGCTTGTTTTTATCGTCTATGATCGTTTTGATCCGATCGCCAACAAGCTCGTTAATATCTAGTGTTAAATAGTTCTCTTCCATTGCAGATAGTGGTAATTTTAATCTTCATTTTTCCAATCTCCCATCACCACCCTAACCAGTTTTATGATGAAATACGCTACTAGCAAGGATGTGATGGGGTACTCGTTAATTAATTCGAAAAACTCTTTCATATATCGTGTATCTTGGTGTTATTTACTTCTCTCAACCATTTCCGGTAGGACTTGATCTTGTCCCCCGCCCCGTAAAGTCGCAGCATGGTGACGTGCCACTCGTACAACTGCCTTTTCATTCGCTTGTTCTTGATCCTAGCTCTCATGTTATTCCGGGTCATTAATCATTCCTAGTAAATGCTCGTTGCCCTCGTATGGAATCCATTTATTCCATCCTAACCCACCAACGCTTATCATCACGTTAATATTATTGATGTACCCGAATTGAACCGGACACCAAGGTTCTGTGTCTTTAAATCTAGCAAGGCATAAATCCCACGGTTTGAACTCGTGTTCCGGTTTCTTCTCCACGTTCTCGATCTGTTTCGTTCCCGGGTTCCATCTCTTCCCGTTTTCTCGTAACAAATCGTGCATCAACTCTATCTCGGAGGGGAGGGAGGGTCTAATTGCTTTTACTAATACTTTATCGTCACAACATGAATCGAAATATAGCTCCTTGTAAGTCGTGTTAAAAAACACGTGATAGTTGACTGGATTATTTTCTCCTTTCACGTATGACTTGTAAATAAGCACGTAATTCATACTTCCCAATTCCATGGTCACGTAATCCCCGTCATTGAAGATCAAGTACCACGGTAATTTCAAACTCAACTCAAATCCTGAATCATGTCCTGTGTCGTTGCCATCAACGGTAAATGAACGAGAGAAAGAGGTATTTTTTCTTTCGCTAAAATAAATGCCTACTATCGGGTAATCCCCCTTGGCATCCCACTTGATTATCTCGTACTTGTTTCCATAATTATCCAATATTTCTCCCTCCACTTCCCCGTTTTAGATTTTCTTCGCTAGTTCTAAATCGAATGGTACTGTAACTGTTTTCATAGCATTTCTATTATAGGGTATTCAAAATCAATATCAAAGTACATCTCTATTCGAGAGGTGAAACACAAGTCTACTAGTTCGGCATACGTTAACTCTATCGTGTACACGAAAGTTGATTGACCCGGGACCCTAGGCACTTCTTCTATTTTCAAGTCTAGGAGGGGAGGTTTGCAATTCTCGATAGCTCTCTTTGCTATCTCTCTCTGGTCATCATCCCCTACCCCGTATGTCGTGTGGTAACCATGCAAGTAATTATTCTTGTTACTTGTCACCACGAATTTCTGTATCTCCATATGCTTGTAATTTACGTTTGTGAAATTCTATCATGCATCTCGTCACCCTTTCCTTGTCTCCCCCTCATGAGGCAACCGAAATCAAACACTTCTTTCATGATCTCGTTACATAATGTCTCGTCATTTTTTAGCTTTCTACCGTGTGTTTCCATGAACACCCCGAAGGTTAAACTAGGTTGAACTAGTTGTGTGGTTGTCCTGTATTTTTTCAAGTCCATGCTCACGTGTATACATCTCGCCTTGCATCCAACCGTTAATTTTTTCTTGACGGTTGAAGTGTTCTTGTACCCGTGAGCGTCCAGCAATGATTGCAACTCTATAAGTTGAGTTATGTTTCCTCTTATCGTGTGTATCATATTATCCAGTTATCTCTTAACAAAGAATTCATCTTGTAAATAACTTGATTCAACGTGAACCCGGTCACCCGTAGTGTTGAATCGTATTTTATCTCCCATTCCATGTTATCTTTCAAGAAGTTAACGCTCAAGTAACAAGGGTTGTGATACCTGTCATCTCGAACGAGGGAGTATCTTCTTGCCGTCTCGCTGTCCTCGTTGTTGGAAAACAGGATCGGTGGTGGTAGTTCTACTTGCATATTTATTCACTTAGTAATTGACTGAAAGTCTTGTTCCCGTACACCGTGTCTTCTAGTCTCACCCTCTCGAACATTCCCTTGTCCATGAATGAACGAATGTCTTCCGGCTTGCGGGTGGGTGGGAACATCCGGAACTTGGATGGGGGGATGTCATTTTCCATCGTGACAACCACCACCCCGAGACACTTGTAAACGTTAAACTTGATAGAGGCGTATATAACGACTCTTTTCACATCGTTCAATAGTTTAGTCGTGACTAGTGATGATAGTTGATTGTAGAGCCTGTAAACGGCCTTCTTGTCGAATCCTGTTACCTTCTCGATCACGGGGAGGGGGACTTCTTCCATTTTCAAGGCCACGGCTATCATCTTCTGGCTGCCCTCAACTAGCCGGAGTTCCTTCATGAGATTGTCAACGTTAATTTCCATCATCTTTTTGTTGTATGTTATAAACCGTTCTAAGTGACACGTTGAACACGCTGGCCACGATCTTCTTGTCCATGCCAACGGATAACAACGCCATGATGTCAGCCTCCATGGAGGGTGTCACTTGTCGAACTTGTCCTCTCTTAATCCTATCCATGTCAAGAAACGATAAAAGGGTTGGGGGTGTAATCTAATCGTGAGAGCGAGAAACGCCACGGTTCCCATGAATCCAAGTATCATCTCCCCCTCGTTCTCGCTGGCGATCCAGAACCCGGCGGAGAAAAGTAGCCCTCCCCACGATATGAACCTCGATACAAACATGACGTGATCAATCATTTTCAGGCTGTTTAAGTGATGATAACTTGGCCCTAAGACTTTCCACTTGATCACACCCGGGGACCGGGGTCGATTTACTAGATTCCTCTTCTTTCAAGTGATTGATGTAAATTTGATAAGCCTCCGGCCATTCTTGCTCTAATTTTCTTGTCGTTCCTATCGTGTTCAAGGCGCAAGTGATCCTGTTCCTAGTTCTATTTGATTCATCGTACACGGATTCAATATCGTTTATTAATCCCTCGCATTCTGTTCTAGCCTTGTCCTCTAGTGACCAGTTGTCCGACACGTACTCGCCAAGAGGAACGTACCTGTCCTCGAATCTTAGTGTCCCGAAGAAAACAACGTTCGTTGCTTTCAAGAAGAGACTATTCGATTTGATGAACGGCAATAACTCGGGGGGGGTGTTGCTGTCAATGACCTCGATCACTTTAGCGGCTATCTCTTTTTTAATTTCCCCGATCCTAACATTCATGGGTTTTAATAGTTGTCTACTAATAAAATCTATCTCTTTTTGTGATAATCTCTTGTGTCTCATGATGTTATATTTTTAAATTAGTTTCTTGTATCTTCTTCCCTCCATCATGAAGGTATCTTCAATCTCCATGTCAACCGGGGATAGTAGATGGAGGATGTTGTATTTTATAGCCTCTATCCCGGTGTACAGTTCCCCTCCTTCAATACCCTAGTTACCTTCCCGTTCTTTCTCACGGTCATGTTATCGAGGCGGGAGGGGGTTATGTAATACCTTCGTTTCATGTTATTTCTTTTTTCTATTCTTGTAAATGTAAATTAGATCGAATCTCTCTAGGTCGGTATGTTCAACCTTGTATCCCCATTTCTTGAATTGTTCGAATATTCTTTCAAGTCCCGATCTTTCCCACGAGACGAACATATCCTTTTGTCTTCGGAATCCTATCATGGATTTACTCCTCCACATCAATCCTCTCGTGCATTTATCGAGTAGGCCCGCCACGCATTCCGTGCGCTTGTCGTAGCCACACCCGCTACAACTATAAGAGAAATATTTTATATTCCCGTTCTCTTCTATAACGGTAGCTACCCCCTTGGGATTGTTCCCCCACGTTCTACTTTTAACCCACCTTATCTCTATCTTTATTTCCACGGGAACGGGTTCTCCCCTTTCCTTTCTCGCTTGTTCTTTCCATTTCCGGTGATTTCTCTCGATCTCGACAAGACGTTTCTCGTCATCGGTGAGGTGGGGGTGGCCTAGTAGTTTGCAGATATTGGTAGTTGTTACTCTCTTCCCGCTCTTCTCTATCTTGTTGAAGGCGGATTTAATCTTTCGAGCGGTGTATTCTTTATTTTCCATGTTACTTGCTATTTACTTGTTTCTTCTACTCATCCATTCCGTAACGGTGGAGTAAATCGTGATATAACGTTTTCATAATAACTTATTTTCGTTTGATTTTAATTGATCATACTTTTCTCTCACTTTTCGATAAAATTCCTCTTGCTTCTTAGTGAACGGCATGAATGAATGGTTTAGCCAACGACAGATGTAGTAGGGCTTGTCATCGAAGTAATCCTTCTTGTCGGAAGTTATCAACCAATCAATCGGGTTACCATTCCTTCCTGCTTTTTCTCTTGCGAGGATGAAAGCATCAATCAACTTAGGATATTTGAGCAATCCAATATAGTTACTCGTAAAATTAGTTTTCGGGCACACGATACAACCTACACGCCTAGAGTGTTCGTATTCGGGATTGACAGGGAGATTATACTTATGTATGTAGTCCCACACATCGCCGTCCGTCCAATCAACAATGGGCATTAGCTGTATAACACTTGCCGTTCCCACCGATTGGCAAGTTTCTACAAAGTATTCGTTTACAAGGTGCTTGTTTTTTTTGAGTATGGTTTTATTCTTAGCCGAAAATGCCGTGCGTTTTGATCGAGCTCTACCTTCAGCCTTGCGAACGCCGACAATAGAGCATTTATCTATATAGTTGTGATTATGCTTGTAGTTACTACAGCAATAAGCGATTTGAACGGTCGGCAACAAGCCTCCGTGATTTCTCCAAATGTTTTCAATGAAGCCGAACTTGTAATCCCTGCGCCAAATCACATCGGGATAATACTCACGAATAAAACACTTTGTAACGTTACTTTCAAAAGCAACATTATAGTATGCTTTAAACTCAATTCCGCTACGTTTACAGAGGTCGTAACATACTTGACTGTCCTTGCCCCCACTGAATCCGAGGCACACTTCAAATCCCATAGTCTTTGCTATCTTTGCAAACTTCTGAATGCGCTCAATAGCTTGCTGTTCTATTTTTTCGGCAAATAGGTTCATATTCTGTGATCAAGAATTAATATTTCACGCGATCGTCAGTCATGGAATCGTAGAATGATTTATTAGCGTTGTACTCTCGTGCTATCTCGTCCACGGTGCAACCGTCCCCGAGTTTGAGGGTTATGGATTCGTACACGTTGTCCCGCATGGAGGCTACAACATCGTTAGCATCATGGACGGGGGAGGGGGATATTGCCACCACCCACGCCGAGATAATGAACATTATTAAAGAAGTGATCAAGTATTTCATGGTATCGTGTTCTAGTAGTTATTGAATAATTCTAGTTGGTCGTTTATTGCCTCTTCTATCGTACAGACGTTGTAACCCATGTTAAAGGCTCTCGTAACGGTGGTGGCGGGGTCTCCCTCGTCAACTATCCACACGTAACACAGTCTTCCGGTTTTTTTGAATTTTTCCACGCTGCTAACCGTGAAATCGTAACCCCGTGCCATCTCTTTAACCTCGTTGGCTAGGTCAAAATAAGTTATAAAACATCCTTCTTGATTCATGGTAATTTATTTTAGTTATCCAACTACATGTACTTCCCCGTCATAGTAATATTCCATGCCATCCAGTTCGTACAACGGTAATAATGAAACGTAATTCCTCCTGCCGGCATCGTAGAACCCCTTGAACCTGAATTCGCTAGAGGTGTTAATTATATTTAACTCACGATACCCGAAAGGGCAATTTTTTCTAGTTTTCCCCGTGGGGGTGTATGATAGACTCTTCAGGAATTTTATACCCTTCTCGTTCTGATCGGGGGTGAGGGGGATTCCGTAATCGAATTGCTCTAGCTCGAACAACGTGTAGTCGAAAATATCTTCGTTCTGGTGGTTCCCCCTTCTTTTTAACAACATGATTTGTTGCTCGGTGATATAACCCTGTTTCTTGATCTCTTCAAAAATTTGCTCGTTCGTTTTCATGGTATCTAAATTTAAAGTTAAAGTATCGTTATTTCCTTGCTCCCGATTCGCTCGTGGTCAACGTCCACGGCCATGTATCTCGTTTTGTTGTAATCGTATAACACCGCCACGGTATTGGCGCCGTTCATCGACTTGTGATCGTACACGGTATTTATATACTCGTATATCTTGTTGTCTATCGAGAACCTGACGTTAGTAGCGTTATGGAATGTAAAAGCGACAGCGTGTTTAAGCGTCTTTTCCTCGTTAACTTTCTTTTTCATGGTCTATATTTTTTAATTGATTAAACGTGTTATTTATAGCGCCTTCCAAATCTTCAAATTTTAAACGTGTTATCCTAGCGTAATAAGACACGTTGCTAGTAGGGTAACAACAATTGGTTACTAGCCTGCAAGGGTCACCGAATAAGCCTTTAGTCTTGAAAAAGTCACCCTTTCTAACCTCGAAATATCTCGATAACAACTCTAACGCCTTGTTACCCTCTTTCACCGCCTCGTCTATCGTGTCGTAAATTCCTATCGTGATCGTCTCGGGCGCTAGGTCATGATGGCTTAATTCTACGGTTAACAATTCTTTTTCCATGTAATTGAATTTAGGTGTAATAGTCAAGGGTGGGGGAATCGAACCCCGGTAAAACATCCATGTCCCTCGAAAAGTAGATAGTGAAAATTGATCTCTAGCGGTCGGGGGGTGGGGTGGATCATCCCCGCCACGGGATGCAGTTTATAACGTTAAAGCTCCGTCACCGTCACCCCCGAACCACTGATTTAAATGTACCGTAATCCATATATATTCTATATAGAATCGTTTTGACACGTGCCAGTTAACTGCTAATAGTTGATCAATCTAGCCGTTTGCCCTAGGTTTGACTACCTAGCCCGGTGTTATCGCACCACACCAGTAAATGTATGCAGGTCAACATAATGGTTCATCACCATCGATTCACGCTTAACGACCTCCAAGAAGCAAAGAACTATAACAGAGAAAGATAACGCAACGGGTTACTAGCGTTGTTCGCCCGGGTGGGGGTGGTAGTCTCAATCTCTATATATACCACCGACCCGGCAACCTCTTCACCCTAGATTCTAACCGTGTCCACCGTTTCGCCACCTATATAGGTGTTGTCCTGTTAGAATCTTTATGACTTCATTATCTTGAGAACTCTATCGTTGTTTTGTTGATACAAATGTACGCAAAAGTTCAACACGAACCAAGAGATTCAACGATAAAAGTGTAAGCAAATGTAACCAATACATCGTAACTATATATAATTCAATAATATACATGATAGTTAAATATTGTAAAATGTATACCCGTACCCGAAAAACAGGGGTAAAACTATAAATTGTAGTTTAACTTTTAACACTAGAATATAACATCATGTTAAGAATTTAACAGAAATAACGGGAAAAGGCACGCGACAGGGAAGGGGGTATAATACAGGTAACAGGAAAAAGGGGGAGGGGAGGGGAATATAATATACTAGAAGGATTACAATGTCGTTACAATCGATATATGAACGAATTTGCCACGCAATGACGTTGCGCACCCCTCCACACACCACCATACTATAACTATTAGTTATAGACTAAGTGAAATAGGTATAACTAAAAGTTATAGCATGATAGATGAACAGGGATGGGGGGGGGTTGGGAATGTATGGTATTATAAACGTAAAGCGGGAGGAGGGGGATGTGATTATCCCCTCCCTACCCCAAATAACATTGTATTAATCTTACGGGGATGGGGTATACTATATATATAAGGTATAACCCCACCCCCACCCATCAATTACACCTATATATATAAGGTATGATTTCTTTTTTGTGGTGGTGGGGGTATGAATTCTAGTTATACCATATATATAAGGTATGAAATTTAATTATCGTGGAACATGATACAAATTTTGATATGTTCCACGTGGAACGTTGTTAAATTTAGTTTAACCCACCCCCACCCTAATACTAGTACAATTAGTTTACTGGGATGGGGGAGAGTTCAAACGAAAAGGTAAAAACTTTTACCCCCACACCACAAAGGTAAATGAATGTACAGGGGTGGGGGAGGTTTCGGATTGCATTAATGAAGTGGTGAGGTGGGGGTATAATGCTCTATACCTATTATAATTGTAATTTTTGATACCCCTCCCCTCCCCTCCCCTTTACTCTATCTATATAATACCCCCACACCCCATTTCTTCTCTTTATATATACCCCATCCCCTCTCTCTATATACCTGTTTGATGGGGGTGGGTTATCGTGGAACGTGTATCAAAAAATAGGTATGTTCCACGTGGAACGTTTTGTTAAAAAGCATGATGTTCCACGCAATTTTACTTGGTGCAGGTAGGGGGTCTCGCTGTTTATAGACCCCATCCCGCTCGAAAAAAAAGTGGTGTAAATTGAAAAATTGAATAGACGTAGGGGGGGGTATGGGGGTTTTAATATATATAGTATAATATATAATATATTAATACGTGCGAGAAAAACAAATTTTTGACTATAAATAATGTTAACAGGTTTGGAGGTGGTGGGAAATGGAAACCCCCTCCTTCCCTTGTAGAATTGGTTGCTTTATCTTGTTAACTATGGTTGGGTTGGAGGGGGTGGTGTTTAAATATAGATTGATAAAATGCTACTCTCTGGCTATTAATTTTCTAGGTACTTTTCTTGTTACGGATATCCAGTTATCTTTATTTACCATCTTGTCTATGTCCTCTTTAGTTATTATCGGGGGAGTGTCTCCCTCCCACCCGAGGTATTCCATGTCACCGGCAGATAGCTTGTAATCTCCCAGTGCTTTCTTGACTAGCGAGACTGTATCGTCACATCCTTCTTCCATGATGTAGGCGTTATCGTTATTTAACGAGGGTACCATGAAGTGAGGCACGGGTTCACCGTTAATATCCTTGATGTTGAAGAACACGAACAGAACGTCGAGGGTGTCTTCTTCCATCGCCATGTCTTCTCTCTCATCCTTCTTCAACAGTTCATTATATTTCAAAACAACCTCTATATTGATGATATTTTTACATTTATTGAAATCACCTATCATTCTCGTGTCTTCCGTTATCCCAATCTGGTTAAGGTATCCCCTCCCAACGAAATCGTTATCTCTCAACTTTTCAAGGTACAGTTTTATCGCTTCCACCGGCGTGTCAGCTTGAGCGCCTAACCCTATCTTGCTGTCAAACACGTCCCACGTTTCCTCCCCGATCTGTCTCATGTATACCCACATCCTTATATCATCTATCTCGAACCTTGGCATTTTAATACCACCGGGGGTGAGGTCCATGAAACCGTGTTCTCCCCTGAACCTTAACGCCAGCCCGTCGTGAACGTCCGTGTATTCCACGGTGCCGGTTATACCTTCCATCTCCACCTTCATCCCTGTATAGTCTTTATCTTCACTCGCTGGCTTGATCTTGTAACCGGCATGCACGCCTATTAAATCCTTCACCTCCACATCCGCCCGTGACAGTGATGCAGGGAACTTTATAACATCTGGAATGGGGAGTGGGGTGTAAGGTTCTATTTTCCCAAGTTGTAACTCGTTACTTTTCAAGTATTTATCAACAACTTTCTTGTCATGTTGTAATTCAACATCCTTCAAGAAATCGTTCACCGGGAACACCTTGCTCGTGTTATAGCTCTCTATCTCCCTTCTTATCTCCCCCACCTCTCTCATCAGCTTGTTATACTTGTACAGTTTTTCCGTTAACGTCTTGCCACTCGTCGTTTCTATCTCCCAGTTGTCCTCCCCGTCCATCATGTCAAGCAGTTCTTCCAGTCCCGTTATGAACTTGTCGCCGTTATCGTCTTGTACCAGTACAGTCTTGATACTGCCGCTATCGTATACTTTCGCTTTCATGTCTATCAATTTTAAACGTGTAACGTTAGAACACACTCGTTATCCATCGTGGAGGGGGTCGTTTTATTATCGTAGAACGTGACTAATTGTTTCACGTCGTTCAGTTTTTCCAGTTGAGTGAATAAATCTTGAATCACCACGCTTAACTCGCTTCCCTCTATCACTCCCCCGGGAATGACTATCAAGTAAAATATCGATTCACTGAAAGTTTTAACACTCTTGAACTTGTACACCGGAACTTTCACGGCGTCCGCTTTACCTTCTTTAAAATAATCACCGTTGTACATTAACAGGGATAGCTTGTCTTTTCTCCAGCACGAGAAGAGAAACCCGTCATCATTTTTTAAAGTTACCAGTGACAACTCGTAGTCTACCGGGTAATCGATCCCTGTTACCCATGAAACTGGAACGACGGATATTGTCATGTAGTCGTAATCATCACTGTTACAATTAGCCAGCACGGTCCCTTCCTTGTCGAAGAAGTAGTACATCTTCCTCGAATCGCTGTAAGTCATGTAATCGCATTTCAGGTAGTACCGGAGCATCCATTTACTAGTTTTCACGAGCAACGTTATATCCACCGCCTCGTTCATCCTAGCCGTGACGTCAGGGGATGGGGATGTTACCATTTTCTTGTAAAAATACGTGAAGTTACCGTCAACGTCATACCATAACTCTCTATCTAGGGTCAATTTACCTTCACTTGAAGTAACTACATCGTCATGGACTCCATTCCCGTTGATGAAGTTAACCGGTAAAATAGTTTCCGGCTTCTCCCCCACCATCCCCTTGATGTCTTCCAGTATATCAATGTTCTCTTTCAGGTTGATGATGTAATCTTTAATCTTCCCCGCCACCACGTTATCTCCTTCCACCTCTATCTCTTTCCCTGACTTTATCATGTCAAGGAGGGGGAGGACGGACGTTACCATCTTGTTACCTTCTTCATCTTGTAATAGCACCACGTGAGTGCCGTTGTCAATTTCAATAGTCGCTTTTATCATTGCCTTGAATATTAAATAGTTAGTAATACTTTTCCTCTTTCCTGCTTATAATATCATCCCCCACCTTAACGTGCGTGATGGAGGGTACTTCCTCGAAATCCTTCCCGTTACCGGAGAACTGTATCCCTTTTGCTTGTATGTTTGCTCTCGTGCAAATATCGTCATACTCGTCAAGATGACTCTTCGGGATGATAACGTAATTATCAATCGTGTGCGCCACGGGTGATTTCATCTCTCGAACACTCTTCTTTATCATCTCGATGTCCTCTCTCGTCTTGTCAACGACCGACCTGTTCCTTAACACGTCAATCGAGATGAACACGACCATAACTAACGTGCAAACCGATATTGATAGCATCAAGTAAATCATATCTCCCCCTCCTTCTCTTTTTTATCTAGTTCGATTTCCGCCTTTAACTTGGCCACGTTATCTATCACCTCCTTGTTAAATCTCTTCACTGCCCCCGCCCAGTTCACGTAAAACCTCATGCCTCTCCTCTCGCTCTTGGGTATCACTTTCATCCAGTCCTCCCCCATGTCCCCTGAATACGTGGGCATCTTCTCTAGCAACATGCAGTACCTCAGGTACCTGTTGTATATTCCCCTGCACTTCACCGTTAGCTCGTACGTCTTTTTCTTGTGCTTCGTGCCACCCCCGCCGTCGAAATCGGTCATCAACCCTTCCTCCTTGAACTTTTTCACCATCTTTTTTGACCCGTCCCTGCCGTACATGAACGGTATTTCCCTGAAGTCATCTATCGACACCACCCTGTCAAGGCTGGCTAGGTAATACACGATGGCAAGCTTCTTGTCATCCATCTTGTACTGTCTTCTCATGCACTCGTCTATCAAGTACTTGTGCTTGCCGAACGTGCATCCTATCATCGTTCCTTGCAACACCGGACCCAGCTTTCTCTTCCACACGTACTTGTACATCTTGCCGTTATCCTGCATCCTGTAATGGTGACGGGGGGCCATCCAGTCAAATTCACTGTAATGTTGCCACACTGTCGGTCTTCCTAGTCTTTTCACCATATGATTCTATTTTAAATAGTTAAGTAATTGACTATCGGTTTTAGATTCCACTAGATCGTGATACCTCTTGAATATGGCGTCAAGGTTCCAGTCATCGTACTTTGACAGTATCTGCCTGAGGTACAAGTGAGCTAGGGGGAGGGTGTTTCTGGAAGCTAGGTTCCTTAGAACGAGCCTCAACCGGTGACCGTCGGTGAACTGTCTGGCGAAATATTGCTTCACTTCATCGTCACCCTTCATCTCCACGTTGTTGTCTATCATGTATTCCTCTATCTCCTTCTTCACCACCCACAACACTAGGACCACGCTACCGCTCACCTTCTCGTCTTTCAGCATGCCACCGAGGAACACGTCGTCACTCTTTTTCATCAAGCTCGACAACCTCCTTATGTTGATGTCGTCGATTCTCTCCGCGTCAGTTGCCTCCCTTACATCCTGCATGGACATCAAGAGCGCCATTTCTTCTATTTCAATTCCCATGTCGATAAAATTTAATATTTAACGGAACAAATATATATAAAATACTTGTAAACGTCAAAGTTTTTCCCTATTTTTGTCGAAACAAAAAATCTATTAGATATGAATAAAGAATTTAAAGTTAAAGACATCTTCCAGCCACAACAAGTGAGCGAGAAATTGAGAAAACAAGAGGTATTATTCACGTGGAACGACGGGCGTTGGGATCATGACGTCGTGATCCAGTTCCTGAACGACCGTATCGACTCCCTCGTGCAATTAAATATAGGTGACACCGTGGAGGTGGGATTCGACGTTGAATCGAGACGGTGGGAGAAGGACGGTGTAGTTCGTTACTTCACGTCATGCACCGGTTGGAACGTGAAGATCGTTGGCAAGAACCCCGCCTTCCTTCAAGATCAGGGGCAGTTCGCTCAAGCTAGACAGGAGTTCAGCCAGCAACCGTCAACCCCCCAATCCCAGTCCCAGCCGGTTCAACAGCAACAAGGAGGTATAGATAATTTCCCCCAACAAGAAGATGAATCAGATTTACCTTTTTAGCTAACTAATTGATAATCAATAACTTCATTGTTTGTTTTCGTACTTTTTGATTTATTTCTTTTTAGACATGTAGATTTCCCCTCCCCGTCCACGGGGTGGGGTTTTCTATTTTAGTTATAATTTTATATATTTGATGTACAATTAAATACATGTATTATGGCATTAAAAAACTTAGAATTCAACGAGACCGGGGACAAGAAGTTCAAGGTTTCATTTTCAACTAGCGGGAAGATTAACGTTTTCCTTGACAGGGTGGATAACTCTGACGTGATGATCTACTTGTACCCGAAGGGATTTGACCCAGTTCTTTACAAGGTGATCAAGCCGGAGAAAACTGACGTGTTAATAGACATGGAAATACCGGGGGATGGCGAGATTACAGTGGACATCGTTTCTAACAGCGAGGTGATCAACGCTTGTTACGTGACGAGCGCCGAGACGTTCGTTTACTCCGTCCCCGCCTCCTCCGTTATTTTCGATGACGGTAAAAGTTTCCAGCAAAAATTGGAGTCTGGAGAGTTGAAGGGGCAGAAGGGTGACAAGGGAGCCACTGGAGCCACCGGGGCGAAAGGAGCTGACGGTAAATCCGTTAAGGCAATCAGCCTCACCGCCGATTCTTCCGGCAAGATCACCGGTGGGAAATGCACGTTGTCTGATAACTCAACGCTTACCATCACCGTTACCACGGCTACCGTTTGATGATTTTTCCCGTTTAAGCCGTTTCTTTACATACTGGAGCCGTGGGGATACCCTCACGGTTTCTATTTCCTCGAAAGTGTCGTAATACATCTTCATGGCTTTCTCGGCCTGTTCCTTGTATTCCCTGTTGGTGGTGCTGGTGTAAACGTCGTAATTCTCCATGATTAATTCTTGAAAAGAGTAGGGGTGGGTCAAAATAACAAATCCCCACCCCTTGAACAACTATCATTAACAATGAAACCCTTGGAATTATCCCCCTCCAGTACCGGTGGCACGAGGGGGAACAACTCACTTACTATATAATTCAAAGCAAAGACAACGCGAATATAATAATTTAATCGTCAACATCAAGCTCTTCACTGTTAATACTTGGATGTTGTTTACGACTGTAAAACCTGTCCCTGTCCTCGAAGAAAGCCTCGATCGGGTCGGAGGGGCAGGGACAGCAAGTGACCATGTTACATAATCTCTCGTTATACCTCTGTATTTTCGGTTTTCTTCTCTCCCTTTCTAAATGTCTCGTGTAAGCGTCATACAGGTACGCTATTACCTCTTCTCCTGTTGCCATGATTTTATTCCAAGAATATATTTTTAATTATCCATTTCCTAGCCCCCCTCACCCACTCGTGGTCCTCTATAACGAGTAGCTTGTCCGCCATAGGGTAAACGTCTATCTCCCCCCACCTCTCGTCAAAGAACTTGAACATGGTTGAACGATTGAAGGCTCTCACGTCGTAAGCGTCGAGGGAGGGGAGTATCTCTCTTTTGAACCTCACCATCCTTTTCAGCCTTGCAGCCTTGCTATCTTGCTTGACCTTCTCCATCTTGAACACCGTTTCTATTCTTTGTCTATCCATTTCATGTAAGGACATACCTCCGACTTTTTCTTCCCCATGCTAGCTAACACTCACCGCTTTCTTGATAGGGCATCACCTTTAATATATTTACTATATATTAGTAGGTTATTAGTAATATATATGTTACTAATATACTACAATTAGATGAACTTTACAAGTGATATACATGAAGTATCTAGTGTAGTAGATGGGAGGAGACCTCCACGACGAGCATTAAATAACAAGAAGAATACGTTAGGATGGGCAGGAACGTTATCGTTCGAGTGACTCCCACTCCCTCTCCATGAAAGCTTCCTATCTCCCCTCTATAACCTATGTTATAGATTCTTTGTTAGGAGCGATTCGGCTCGTTGGTGGTCCATGACCTCCACCTTTTACCTTTCGGCATGGGTTACTCGTCGTCAAGTCGGACAGACGTAGCGAGATTTCTTTGAACCTTATTCATGAACAGTTTATATTCCAGACACTCTAGTCTTGGTGAGCGTTTTCGGGTGTCAACCGGGGCGACAGGTCGCTCTGTCTTCAACTGCCGCTATATACCTCTTGTCGTGGGAATCTCTATAAAAAGAGAAATCCTTAACCTGCGTAAATCATTTGGGGAGACATGGGTTAAGGATAAGCTCTTCAAGTATCTATAAATTGTGTAGAACGCTAAAATCTCAAGTTGCTTTCCATGAATATAATGTCTCCCCAGACGCTTTATCATGCATAGCAAGGCAAATATACGGTGAAGTTTCGAGAAAACAAAGCGTGAAGGCAAAAAAAATCACGTGGACGAGGAATTTAGTAGAAGGATACGTTTGTCGTGCGGATTAGGACGGTTGTCCAGTGGTGTTAAATATCTGTTCTTTGAGATCGTCCACGTGATGATACAAAGGTGAGTAATTTATTCGTGGAATCAAAATATTTTTTATATATTTGCCTAAGTATTTATTGTTTAACAAGAACCGGTGGCATACCGGAGTTTGGACGTGGAGGTTCCAACTATGGATGACCGTCAAGAGATTGACCTAAAAAGTAGCGTTCCGGTGAAGCGTCAATACATGAAAATGTAAATGCCTAATATCACCATGAAAAGCAAAAAAACGCAAAGGATGTGGCGGAAAGCCTAAAAAGTAGTTTGACATGAGCGAAGAGAAGAAAGAGATACTGTTCGGGGCAAACGCTAGAGAGGTACCGAACTCCATAAAGTTCCCCACGGGGATGAAAGAGAACCCCTCCCCGTCACTGGCTGATTTCTTGATGACGCAGAGGGCCGATAACCTAGGTGGTGACCCGGAAACGATAACCCTTGAGGCTCTAGGTAAATTGCTTGGAGTGGGGGAGGGGAGCGGGAACCCGTCCACCGATCCTATCTTCAACACCGTCACGATTTCAAAGTGGTTGAAGGTTGGTGAATCAATCACCATTAACGACCTTATATTCAGAATTTTCAGGGACGGTTTAAAGACTTACATACGTGCCGAGGACCTCAAGAACCCGGAGGCGGAGATATGGATTGACCTGTTCGCCGGGGCGTTCACTAGGCTTATCGCCACGCATTACGACACCCCCGGGTGGCAACAGGGTATCGCCGGCGGCTCGTTATGGAACGACGAGACCGGTAACTCTCACCTAGAGGTGGATTACGCTTACATTCGCAAGAAGGCCACGTTCGTTAACCTAGTTATACAACAGTTAACGGCGCAGGCCGGTCAGGTGATCATCACCCCCACCAACATGAAGGTAGGCAGGGTCGAGGAGCTTGATCAAGGTTACAAGTGTTACGCCGAGGACGGTGACTTGAATAATTTCATCGTTTACGACCAAGCCAGATGCCAGAAGTTCACGCTAGAACACCAGAAGTACTACTGGCGTCTCGTCATAGCCGTGGGAGCGGATTACTGTATCCTGTCCAAGACCGATCAGGACGGCAACGGTGACGTCCCGGAGGCGGGAGACGAGATCGTGTTGTTCGGGCATAGGGACGACAAGAACAAGCCTAGGCAATCCGCCATCATGCTTGACGCCGCTTCCGATCAGGCTCCAGCCATTTCCATATACATGGGCATTAACTCTTACGACCTTACCGGTAAACGGGTGGGTGTCTTCGGTAGAGACCCGCTAGACGCCGCCGCGGCTGGAATATTCGTCCAGAACGGTCGTTTCGAGAACATCATGATAGGTCCCGGTTGTACCGGTCTTGACAATTTCGCCGAGTACGACAAGTTAATTAACGACGTGAACAAGGCGGTGTCCAAGAGCGTGGACATCATGCCCGACCCCTCCCCCGCCTTCATAACCGACAAGGAAGGCAACACCACCCCCGCCGAGATCACTATACGGGTGTCGGAAAACAACTTCAACTCCGACCTAGGTGGTTACAGGAGATGGTATTACCTTTCAGGTGACGGTTTCAAGGAGATAGAGGGAGAGAGCCAGAAGACGCTGGTAATCACGCCTTCCAGCGAGTGGTGGGCTGGCAAGAACACGTTATCCGTCATGTACGAGGTGGAACTGGACGGGGAGAGGTACTCGGACGTGTCCTCTCTCATCAAGGTTTCCGACGGTATCAACGGAGCCGGCGGATACATAGCCGTTCTGGACAACCCTTACGTGGGTATAGCTTCAGATTACAACGGCAAGATCAAGGACGGGCAGCTCGGCGAGAACGGTCGTGCCAAAACTGGTGTCGTGGCTTACGCCGGTACCACGTTGCTATCCCCCAACCCTAACCCGGGAAAGGGACAGTACAAGCTATCCATAAAGAAGGTATCCGGTTGTACCGCCGCCATCACCCAAGCGGGAGGGGAGATGTACTTGCTTGACATGTTCCAAGACATGGCATCCGTCACCCTCACCGTTAACTTCGAGGGGTCAAGTATCACGATGGACCTAACGTTCAATTGTAGCAAGACTTTCGACGGTGCTTTAAGCTCCGAGGAGATAAAAGGTGAACCGGGCGAGGCCGCTTACTCTCTGGACCTAGATAACGACGTCTGCATAGTTTCCACGCAACCGGACGGTAGCGGTGGTTACTGGGGCGATAACGCCAAGTCCACGGCAATGGTAACGAAGGGGGGGAAGGACATAAGCTCCAAGTACAACTTCGCCACCGAGGCAACCCCATCCACGATAGATTACCTAGCGACCAACAACGGCAAGACCGTTCAAGTGAAAGGCATGGAACAGGATGACGGTTTCATCCTGTTCACCTGCATGCCGAAGAACACGATGGACCCGGACACGATAAACGCCCCCACCTTGCAAAAGAGGTTTAACATCTCGAAGAACAAGCAGGGAGAGCAGGGACAGCGTGGACCCGGTGGTTACGTGTGGATCGTTTACGCCGATGACGAGGCGGGGACGGGAATATCTCTCACCCCCGAGGGGAAGAAATACATAGGGCTGGCGCACGACAAGGAAACGCCGAACCCGCCGTTACCGCTTAACCCGGCCGATTACAAGTTCTCCCTGTTGACCGGGGAGGGAGTCCCGGGACCCCCGGGAAGTGACCGTTTCATATGGATCAAGTTCTCCACCACCCACCCGATCACTGACCTTTCACAGGTCACGAACGACGGGGCGGCTGAAGGGCTTAGGTACATAGGCTTCTCTTACAATCAGGTTAACCAGCAAGAAGACACGTTCCCGCCGGGACATGAGCAAGTGATTGACGTGGCTTACTACAACCGCGAGTACGAGTGGTCGGAGTACAAGGGGAAAGACGGGATCGGGTTGCAGGTGCAATACTCGAAGGACGGAAAGTCCAACTGGCACTACCCGTTCCGGGTTGATGACGTGTTCATGAGACAGAAGATGGATGACGGCGTTACTTGGTCAGACCCCATGAGAATCGTGGGGGAGGCGGGTCAGGACGGCACTTACGTCGAGTACCAGTTCGCCAAGAACACGTCGATCGAGAACCCTCCCGTTACCGGCTGGCAGGACGGACCCCCAACCACTAGCGGGAACGAGTTCCTGTGGATGAGGAAGGGTACCGTTGAACCCCCCGCCACGGAGGTACCGGAAGACGGTTGGAGTACCCCGGTAGTGATCACGGGTCCATCTGGAGCCTCTTACTGGATAGTCCCGGACACTAGGTTTATCAACATGTTGAACGGGTCTCCTAACCCCCCTAGAGTGCGTTTCACGGCAAAACGAGGTTCTGTTGCCGACGGTGTTACCGGGTGGTCTCTGGGGTACTGGAGAACCGCTTATTCTAAAGATAATCAAAAGACTTGGACCACGATAAAGTCGTGGACTTCACAAGTTCCTTACATAGACGTTGACATCGACCCGTCTTGGACGAATCTTAGAGCGGAGCTTTACTTCGATCAAGGTTTCGTTAACATATGCGACAGCGAGGTCGTGTTAATACAGGACGTTTCCGGGATACCGGGAGAGTCTAACTACGTCATAGACCTTGATAACGAGGTCGGATCAACTAACACCAAGGCTGACGGTAGCGGTGGTTACTACGGTAACAACATGCTAACGAGGTTGCGGGTGTTCTACGGTACAGAGAACGTCACGAATCAGGCCACCGTCACGGTGTCGGCAGATTCAGGTATAAAATACACCAGAACGAATAACGCCGAGTACGTTCAGGTTCAGGTGACAGATTTTACCGGTTCTAACATGACCGGTTCCGTCATATTCAACGTGTCAAGTCAAGGTGGAGCTTTCCCCCCTATCCAGAAGATATTCAAGGTCAACAGGATTCCTCAAGGTGAACGTGGACCGGAGGGTGATTCCATATCGGTTCAATTCTCTGTTAACGGGACGTCCGGGTGGCATTACCCGTTCGTGGAGGGAGACATCTACATGAGACAGAAGGTGGGTAGTGACGCTTGGTCTGACGCCATTCGTGTCGTTGGAGAGCAAGGGCAGCCCGGCAAGGACGGGGAATCCGGTGGTTACACCGAGTTCCAGTTCTCTATCGGCAAATCTAGGACTAGCCATTCGGATATAGCGGAAAGCTCGTGGACTGACGGCCCGCAAAGCACTACGGTAGAGAAGCCTTTCGCTTGGATGCGTAGCAGGACCGTTGACAAGTTCGGCTCGGTGTCCGGGTGGACTTACGGGTCTTACGGCGCCCCCGGTAACGACGGTGCTGACGGTTTGCCCGGAACGGCTTACTGGCTATCCACCGATTGTTCTAGCGTGTCGATAAAGACCGACAAGGATAAACCTAACGAGAACCCGGCTAACCCGAGAACGGTCACGGCAACCGCTCACAAGGGAGAGGGAGGGGTAGGAGTTAGCGATTACTCTTGCTACTGGTACGTTGCCGTGTCTTACGACTACATGAAGAACTGGACGGTTATAAAATCCGTTGGTGGTTCTGCCGCCACCAAGTACACGTACACCGTGGCTAAAAGCGATGCTAAAGGATGGCCTACCAACATCAGGTTCATCGCGTTCTTCGATTCAGCAGGTGCCAAGATGATAGATACAGAGGACGTCCCGGTTATCAACAACGATCTTAACGACGTTACATCACTAGATTACTTGAAACACGCCTTGCAACAGAAGACGGAAGTGGATGGAGGTTTAATATCTACCACCTACATCAAGGTTGGTTATTCCCCCTCCCTCCGTGACGGTAGTTCCGTTCCTGACGAGATACCCAGTGACTGGGTAGAAACCGGTGGGATGTACGGTGGATCAACGCTAGCACCCGGGCAAGGTGACGTGTGGACCATAAGACAGTTCAGGAACCGTGTACCTAGATTTTATAGTGGTGGAGATTTTGAAAAGGCAAAAGAAGCGCTAAAGTACGCCACCACCCAGCTCGGGGCGGACAACTACGATCCCCCCACCGACAAGGTAACGTTCGCCGTGAGTGACTCGGGTATATTGTACGCCCAGAACGCCTTCATCGAGGGTACGGTTATGGCTAGTGGGGGGAAGATAGGTAACCTTACCATAGATTCTGACGGTTTGGCTTACAATCAAGTTACAGAGAACGGGAAAACGTATTACAAGTCAAAATTGTACAATGGAGGTCTTGTATATCGTGAAAATTGGAACGCAACGGATAGCGACTGGGATAGACAAATAGCTATCGGAACATCAGTTATCCCATCTTCTGCCGGAATTAGACCAATGTTGTACGGTAAAGTTAAACAGAGGGGTAGTTATGATACCACCACTTTCATGTACTTGTCTATCACGGGTGGAACTAGGAATTTTTCCGTTAATTCAGGTCCTCAAGCTATTAGAATCCAAGAAGGAGATATTCATATTAATAAAGGGTATGTAACTTACAGTGGTAATTCCTATTCTTATTATTCTGGTATAAACGGTTATGGTGATGTCAGGATAGGTAACGGATGGGTTGATATAGGTCCTGATCCTAATTTTAGTGGCGCTACAAGAACGGAGCCGGGAGGTATTAACTTGGCGTCGCAAAAAGCAGCGTTAATTTTTAACGGTTTACGAAGACATTCATTTAGTTCAGATAGACAACAAATAAGTATTGGAACTGATAACAACATGGTTGTCTTGTATGGTGGTGGAACTAACAAGATCGTTAATATAGAATCCAGATTACCGATAGGATCATGGTTTTTTATCATGTCATGGGCGGATGAGAAATTCTGGATATACGCCCCGTGGTCTTCAGGAGAGTATTTCATAATTGACGACTTGTATTATAAAGGAGTTTCTTCTGCCGGTCATGATATAGTATTTGTTATAAAAGTTGATTCTAATAAATGGATAGCGTCTCAAATGCCTAAAAACTGGCTTTCTTTTGAAGAAAGAGTTTAGTTATTATTAATATATTAAATTTACATTGAAATGAAAATTAAATTGACTATTTTAGACCGCATGATGTTGTTATCAAACGTCATCGAATCTTTTAATTCGCAGAACGGAACGAAAAAAGAAATCGTGATGTGCCAATCCGCCTCCCTCGCCCTAGGGTTGTCGCCAAAGGATTACGAGGAGTTCGAGATCACTTCTGACGAGAAGAAGGGAACCGTGTCATGGAACAAGAAGGGTCAAGAACCTAGAGATTACGAGTTACATCACATGGTGGTAAGTTTCATCTGTGACGAGATCGTGAAGAAAATGCAAGGCAACAGCCTTAACGGTCCTGTAATGTCATTGTTCGATCGTTTCATGACCATGATCGTCGAGAACCCGGAGAAAGGATTGCTTGACCCGGAGACCTTGAAGAAAGTGGAAAAGGAACACGAGGAACTGGAAGACTTGTATAAAACGTTTAACCCGGCCCCCGTCGATGAGGAATCCAAGGAAGAATCTAAACCGAAAGGACGGCCAAGAAAGAACTAGAAAAAATGTCAAAGAAGATTACCCTAGAGAACGTGGATTCATCGGAGTTACCGGAAATCCCGGTGATCGGGGAAGTCAAGCAGATAAGGTTCACGCAAGACATGGAGTTGGTCAGCACGCTGGCTGACTCCGACTTGTTTATGATACAAGCGGGTGCCGACCTTGAAGCTAGACCGAACACGATCACGTTTGATTTAATAATAAAGAATTTATCCGGTCCCATCGAGGAGGGAAGTAAAAAGTTCGTTACCGGTGACATGATGTTCAAGGTTATCGGGGACATGAATCTTCTTGACACGTGGGACAATACCAACTTGGTTAATTCCCTGAACGCCACGTACGTTAACGTGAGAAGGATAGAGGAAGAGTTACGTCGTGAGATCAACCGTTCCACGGGGAAGGACGAGCAACATGACGAGCAGATAGCCAACC